TGGCCGCGTCTGATACGGTCATTTTCATTGTGTTTTCCCTCAGTGCAGCGGCGGCGCGTCGTGGATGCGCCCGCAGAGTTCGTCCATCACCACCTGGCCTAAAAAGCTCAGGCACGGGGCGGCCTTCAGCGGCCCGGCGGTCAGCAGGTCGTCGAGCAGCGCGCAGGCAATCTCCAGCCCGCGCGCCCGGCCGTGCTGGCGCAGATAGAAGCCCTCCAGCTCGGTCTCAATGGCGCGCTCCAGGCGGGCCAGCGTCAGGCCGGAATGCCGCTGCTGCTCACGGCACAGGGTGAGCCAGGCGCAGGCCACGGCGCGGCGTGACAGCGCGGCGCGCAGCTCAGGGGACAGGTTGCGGGCGTTCATGCGCTCACCTCCCCGTTCATCCAGCCGTCGCGGCAGCGGGTCACCACGTCATCAAGCTGGCCGGTGATGAGAAACAGCAGCGAGGCCAGCTGTTCGCTGTCGGCAGGCTCCGGTGGGGTGCAGCAGTCGCGCAGGGCCGCCGCGTCACAGGCCAGACGTCCGGCGTTGCGCAGGTGCTCCAGGCGGGCAAGGTCGTCAAGGGTAATGGTGGCGTGGTTCATGCGCGCACCTCCGTGACCGGCAGGCGGGCAGCGAAGGACAGCACGAAGTCGCGGGCCAGCAGCTGGCGGGCGGCGCGTTCGGTGGCGGCGGTGGTGCGAAGCATCTGCACGCGGGCGTGACGCTCACAGCGGCGCACGGCGGCAAACACAAAGACAAATTCTGAATACGGGGAATTAAGGGCGGCAGCCATAGGGGCAGTCTCCAATAAGTAGCGGTTATCGCCACCACCGGAGTTCCTACGCTCACTGGTGGTGACCCGGACGGGGGTAGGAATACCGGCCTTATTGGAAACCGGCCAGCCCGAAGGCTGCCCCGCCCGGGCCACCATTACGAGTACGGCGCAACGGATACAGAACCGTTGCCCGAATAACGGGTGCACTGAGGCTGAGACACAAAAAAAGACGCATGGCGCGTCTGGTGTCGCCAATAAGTAACTCGGGTTCCTACGCCCGGCTGCCGGTTTTACGGCAGCAGAAACACTGTACCAGGGAAGGCCCCCGGCGCGCAAGCCGGGGAAAGCGAAGTAATGCAGCATGACGGACAGTCTCAGCGGTGGGTGAAGGTCATGCCGCACGGCCCTGACTCCGGGCGGCGATGCGTTCGTTCATCCAGGCGTTCACCTCGCTGGCCGCCCACGCGACGTTCTTGCCGCCCAGGGAAATCTGCGCGGGAAAGGCGTCGCGGCTGATGAGGTCGTAAATCGTCGAGCGGGACAGGCCGCAGACGTGAATGACCTCCGGCAGGCGCATAAAGCGCTCCTGAACCGGCGGCGCGTAAGGGGCTGACGGGGCCGCCGGGGCGGAAGATGGTGCGGTTAAAGCAGTGTGCATGGGCTACCTCTCGTTGATTCCATACAGAGCCGGGCGGGTACGTCCGGCATCGGGCAGCTCTTTATTCTGAGTAAATTTCTTACGGAATCAACAAGTGAAATTTGTCTGGCCGCTCATACACCGGGCGCAACTTTTGTGCGGTTTGCCAGTGTTTGCCTCTGTTTGCCATATATTGACATATAGTGACATTTTGATTTTTTCCAGTAACGAAAGGGGATAGATAAGGGTCTTTATATGGATATTTATTATAAGTAGTGCAGGGTTTTAACCGTCAACGGGGGTGAAGGATGGTGAACAGTGGGTGAAGGATGCTTTTTAAACTGTTCACCCTCTAATTTACTGTATTACTTATCTTTTTCTTTCTGGTGAAGAATAGTGAAGGATTTATATAAAACTAAAAGCTGAGCAGTGGGTTTCGTGAGACCTTTTCCTGGCTGGCCAAATGAAGGGCTTTTTGTCTGAGTCGTCACACAATGTCATCCGGTGGCACCGCCTGTGCCAGCCCCGGCACAATTGACTTACTGAAAACGACCACACAGGAAGCCGACATGACCGACACCGCTTTATCTCTTCCCGCCGCCACGCAGGCCGCGCTTGACAAGGTCAGTACCGCAAAGGCGGCATGGCTTGAGGCCCGCCGCGTGCAGGCCGCCGCCGCTGAAAATGCCGAAACCATCCGCCAGCGCCGTGCGGAAACCGAAGCCACCGCGAAGGCGCAGAACGACGGGTGGCGCGCCCTGTTCCGCGACAGCCGCGGAGCCATGACGCCGGAAATGCGCGCGCTGCGCACCGAAATCGCGCTGAACCGCGAGACGCTGGAGGAGTTCGACGCGCTGCTGGCCTCCCACGCCGAAGAAACGGCCCGCCTGCCGTTTGAGACCGCCGACCGGGCGCAGGAGTACATCAGCGCCCACAACAGTCTGGTGGAGCTGCGCGCCATGCAGCTCTGGCAGGACTTCATGCGTGACCACGGCCAGCCGCTGATTCAGACGCTGAGCCTCCTGCACATCACGCTGGGCCGTCAGGCCGCGCTGGTCACCGGCGTGGTGGACTCCGTGAACGACCCCGACAGCGTGCTGAAGAACTTCATCAAGCGCCACATCACTGAACCGGCCGTTTCCGGTGAGGCCATGCCCGACAGTGACCCGGTGTTCCGCCTGTGCGGCGTGACCCCCGACGCCACCGCCAGGGCTGATGCGGGCCGCACCCTGTCACCGGCCGCCCGTCACAAGGCCAGAATCCGCCTGGAGTTAAAACAGAAGGAAAGCCGCTGATGGCCCTGAAATGTCCCGAATGCGGTCAGGTGGCCCACACCCGCACCAGCGCCTACGAGGCCCCGTCCGTCAAGCGCACCTGGTATCAGTGCCAGAACCTCGACTGCTCCTGCACGTTCACTGCGCTGGAGAGCGTCGAGAAAATCATCATGAGGCCCAACAGGCCCGTGGCGGCAGAGCCGGAGCCGGAAAGTGATGCGCCGGTGCGCCAGCCGCAGACGCTGGGCCGCTACGGCTCCGCCTGCACCCGTAAAGACCGCCACGCACAGCCCTGACAGAGAGGAAAAGACATGACACAGAAGCAGATGACCGACGAAGAGATTAAGGCAACCGGCCAGTACGTGGGCCAGCTTGTGGCACGGAGTCAGATGCCGCTTAAGGATGCGGGCTGGCTCATGAAGCTGCCCGAAGATGAGTTAGCAGAACAGAGCGCTGCGCTGGCGAAAAGCCTTCCGGCTGGCTGGCTGCCCCGCATTCAGGAACTCCAGAAAAAAATGATGGAATGGCTGGAGGCCAAAAAGGCCGAAGCTGCCGCCAGGGAGAGCGTTGAGGCGCTGCGCCAGAGCCAGACACAGACGGAGCAGGCAGGCCGGGACAACCGGGCGCGCTTTCGTGAACTGCTGGAGCAGAACGGCGGCATCGTCACGCCGGAGATGAAGGCGCTGCGCGCGGAGTACCTGGAGCAGCAGGAAACGGCGACCGAGCTGGCCGGGCTGATTACACAGAAGGAAAAACAGCTGCCGGGGCTGGCGGACGTGACCGGGCAAAAGGCTCACGCTTACATTACCTGCCATGAGCGCATCATGGACAAACGAATCGATGCGCTCATTGATGAATTCTTTCTCTTCCACGCCATTGAGCTGACCAGCCTGCTCAGAATGAAGTACAGACAGTTTGAGCGGTATGGCTCCCCCCATGCGCCGGGTGTGATTGAAGGGGCAAACGATGCAGACACGCTCTATCGCGGATATATCATGAATCTGATGCTGCGCTGGACGAACACAAAGCTGCCGCTGATGTTCCGTGATGATGTTATCAGCCTTGCAGGCCCGTACCCCTTCAGGGGTGCCGGAACTGACCGGCGCAAGCGTAAACGGTTCCCCGGCCAGAAATAACACCCCACAGCCCGGCACCTGCCGGGCTTTTTTACGTCTGCTGCGTGAGTGCATGTCTATGCTGCATGAAAACGCATGAGTCTCAGGCACCCAAAAGCGGCAGCAAAGGCCAGCAGCGGCGCGGCCCGGAGCCACTCATGCAGGTGCATGAAAACCGCTACATGAAGTGCGCAGGCGTGGCGGGGCTACGAGTGCGCGCGCCACGAAAAAGTATCGAACATATACCCTATTTCACAAAATTATCTTGTAATTAAAAGTTTCTCATAACGGGGTCTGTCGGCTTTTGTTAAAAGCAATCCTTTCTTAAGATAAAAAGAGTTAAGGCTTTGGCTGGTATTTGATAAACTTAATAACATCCTCTGCTTCGGTCTCTATTGGTGAAGAAAGGTCTAAAGGTTTCATTTCATCTTCTAATAATTTGTAGTGCTGAAAGGTTTCCTTGAATTTTTTGTTCTTTGAAAGATCCATTTCAATTCCGTCATCAGTTGAGCTAAGCGGGACAGGAAATACAAAAATAAATCCACAGAAACAAAATTCACAAATTAAATTTGGAAGTTCGATTTCATTGTTTTTTTTCTTGTATGCAGCTACTCTGGTAACTATGGTTTTAGTTTTTGCTACCAATATATTGGGTATTTCTCTTGATGGTTTTTCATTAAATCTTAACCATTTTATTGTTTCTTGATAATTTCCTATTTCTTTTCTGGGGATGATCGATAAGGCTATTTTGCAAAGTAATTTATAGTCATATTCAGGTGTGTATTTTCTTACTCTTCCTGTTCTGGTTGTGATTGTGCCGTCGGGGGCGTCAGAAACGTTAATTTGTTGGGCGTTTATGAATACTTGCCCATTATTGTTGTGCATGAGGAAATCTTTAGTTTTGATTTTTATATTGCCGCCCCTGCCTTCTAAACCATGAAAAGAGCGAAGGATATCGTATTGATAAATGAAGTTTGGCTCAATGGAAGAACCAAAGTATTCATTACATGAATCACATTCCTCATTAAGGATTAAGTTTTTATTACCTAGTGCAAAAGGAATTGCATGTGCTATTTTTTTAAATGTGGCACCATCGATTTGTGCTCTATCACAAAATCTGCAGCGACGTTTATCTTTGCTTTTTTCACCTATGCTTTTCTTTTTATCAATGCTTGGGCTGTATATGTCAAAGTTATCCAGCATGTTGGGGAGTAATTTTTCTACTTTAGATATTTCTTGATGAAAAAATTTCTGCTGTTCGCTCAAAATTGATGAGTGATTTAATGATTTGACGTGAGCTTCAAACATCCACTCCTCTTTTGATGATTTAAATTCACGTGGTAGTATTATGAAATATTCATCAAGTGGAATTATTTCAAAAAACTTTAATAATTTATTAATCTCAGGATGGTCTTTTTTTATCCGTGAATATGTTTCTGATATTTTTTTTTGAAGTTCTAAAGTATTTATTTGTTGCTGGTTGAGATAAAGTTTTTCGTCGATTTTTGTTACGAAAGGGCTTATCAGGTAATGGTAAAATTCAATCTCTCCTTCCTTTTTAGGTAAGAAGGTTAAAGAGAATTGACCGCAATTTTGAGTTATGATTTTAAATGTTTGTTCCATGCTATACCTTCTTCTAAATTTTATATACAAATTTTCCCCAGTACGACATTAACTCAATTCTTTGTTCAAAATATGTAGATCGATTATATGCTCTACGGACCTCATTTTTATCATTATGTGCTAAGGCCGCCTCAATAACATCAGGGTTGAATTCAGCCTCATTAAGTGCCGTGCTAGCTATAGAACGCAAGCCATGGGCAACTAGTTTACCACTATATCCTATTCGCTTAAGTGCAGCATTAGCGGTTTGGCTATTCATAGGAAATTTTGGATCATTACGGCTGGGGAAAACGTGGCGTCTATTTGCACTTATAGGCTCCATTATTCTTAAAATACTTATTGCTTCATTCGATAACGGGACAATGTGCTCTCGCTTTGCTTTCATTCGCTCAGCCGGTATGATCCATCGCTTGCCATTAATATCAATTTCATCCCATTGCGAACCTGATGCTTCAGATGGACGCACTAGAGTCAAGAGTTGCCATTCAATTAAGCACCGAGTCTGAACGGATAGATTAGACATTGCGAGTGAACGCATAAGTTTTGGCAATTCCTCTGGTCGCAGCGTTGGCATATTCTGCTTTTTAGGCTTCTCAAATGCCATACCAACACCAGAAGCAGGGTTTGCATCAATCAAACCCGTATTAACAGCATAAATCATAATTTCGTTCATGCGCTGTACCAGACGACGAACGGTTTCAAGAGCACCACGGGCCTTAATCGGCTCCAATGCTTCTATAAGCTTTCGGGCTTTGATTTCCTGCACAGGGATCTCACCAATAGCAGGAAAAACATCTTTCTCAAGAGAACGCCAGATATCCTTAGCGTAATCCGCCGTAACACTGGCTTGTTTCAAAGCAAACCAGTTAGCTGCCACGGTTGAGAAAATGCTGTCTAAGGCAATCTGCTGCTGTTCTGTGGCCTGTTCGGCCTGAGTTTGTGGGTCAATACCGTTCGCTAACAACGAGAGGTATTCAGCGCGTAGGCGTCGGGCATCGGCCAGCGACAGAGCAGGGAAGGCACCGAGGCCCATCATGGTGCGCTGCTTTGTCGCTGGCCTTTGATAGCGGAAACGCCAAAGCTTTTTTCCTGTGGTTTTCACCACCATAAAAAGTCCGTCGCCATCATGCAGCGTCAGATCTTTATCAATGGCTTTGGAACGAAGTATTTCTGTGTTGGTGAGAGGGCGCGTAGTCCTTGCCATACGAGGCTTTCCTGAGTGAATTGGTATACGTTATTGGCATACATTCTAACGTATACCAATTCGTATACCAATAATGGCTGGATTTAGCCGGATTTGCTCGGACTGTTACAGACACAAAAAAGCCCGCAGGGCTTGTGCCGTGCGGGCTTTCAGGATTTCACCGGACGTGTCCGGATCATTGTGTGGTGGAGCTGGCGGGAGTTGAACCCGCGTCCCAAAACGCTATCCGGCATTGATTTAATTAGATATTTTTAAAAATAAAATTTTCGCGTGCATTGTACGTGCATTTTCATGTCCTCGCAGTGTCCTTTCTCTGTCGTAATCATCCCAATCCCCTTAACTATTTCCCCGGCTGTTTCCCTCCAACAACTGCAAGCTGCGTTGGCTGCTTTGAGGTGTTGCCGTCATAGTCTTTCAGATACGAACCGTAGTGCCTGAAAAGCATTTCCGGACCTTTATGCCCCATCTGGCCAGACAGCCAGTAAAGGTTAACGCCGATACTGATATGCCGGGTCGCATAGGTGTGTCGTGTCTGGTATGGATTTCGGTACCTAACCTGCGCGCGGCGTAATGCAGGCATCCAGGCTTTTTTACGAATTGCGGCAGAACCGCTCCACGGCTCCATTGTTTTCGGATCCTCGAACACATATTCACTTCGCATAAAGGTGTAAGGCCGCATCCCCGTCAGCGCCGCCAGCGCCATTTCATCCAGTTCAACTTTACGGGTACCAGCTGCGGTTTTCGTGCCTTTGATGACACCCACTACACTCGCCTTTTGAACGTGTACCGTGTTGTGCACCAGGTCTATGTCCTGCCAGCGGAGTGCACACAGTTCAGAACTGCGGAGGCCGGTATGCATGGCGAACTGGAAGAGGTAACGCCATTGATCATGGGTGCAGGCTGCAAATATGGCTTTGGCCTCCTGTGGGGTGAACGGGTCAACGATATAATCGTCTTTGTCGTCTGACGTCTGTTTGGGCCGGTAGCGTGATGCAGTAACGAGCGACACCGGGTTTAGCTCGATAAGCCCATCAGTTACGGCCTCGTCCAGCGCACTGCGGAGGAATGACAGCAGATTTCTGATGGTTTTTAACTTGGCATTTTTATTGCTGATCCACGTCTTCATAGCTCCGGCTGTCAGTTCGGTGACAGGCAGAGCATGAAGCGCGGACAATGACGTGATGCACTTCTGATAGCCATCAATGGTGGAGGGGGATAATTTTCGGTTGGTGCAGATCGTAATGTACTCGTCCAGGTATTCCCTGACCGTTTTCGTTTTCTTCACTTCACCGAACGTGGCCAGCTTCCTCGATTTTGGGAAGTAATCGCCATACAGAAAAGTGCCCAGAGATATTTTATTTTGTATCTCGCCCAGAAGGCGATCAGCATATTTAATATTGCGTGGGTTTACCTCTAAACCGGAAAGGGGTTCCCGACAGAGAACCCCTTTAAAGGTGAAGGTAAGCTGAAGAGTGTCGCCGGTTTGGTGGCGGCGGACTGTCACGCCCCGCGGTAAAGCGGATCCCTGCTCTTTCTTGCCCATCGGTTTACCTCATCAAGATCAATCCAGCGCTCTTTAACGCCGTCCACTTTTAATACGTGAACACCCTCCTGCCAGATCTTCCTTTGTATCCGTTTGTTAATGGCTTCGACCGATTCGCCGGTGTTTTTGCAGTAGGTGGAAAGGGGTACACAATCAAGACTCATGCGATTTTCTCCTGTGAAAGAGGCGAACACATTTCAGGCAAATTGGCCCTCACAAGAGCCTCGGCAAACGGTGGCGGGACGGCATTGCCGCAGCGGGCAACCTGTTTATCTTTGGCATATTTGGTGCCGCGATAATCCCTGTCGATGACATACCAGGACGGGAAACCCTGCGCAGCATAGAGTTCATGAGGCTGGAGCATGCGCATGCCGATATCGACAATCTGATAATCGGTGCCATCGACCGTGACCAGACCAAAGCGGTCGTTTGTGGTCACCGTTCCCAGCGGTTCGCCCAGGCCTACGCCGCCTTTTTCATTCCCGTAATACTTCATCAGGAATGCCCGGACCTCGCCCAGGTGGTTACCGTTTGCCGTGATGGTGTGTGCCGGGCTGTCAGTTGTCTGGCCCGTATTGGTGCCGCGAAATTTAATCAGGTTGGACGTGACGACAGCATGGTGATTTCCCGTCGTCACTGTGTGAGCGGGTTCCTCAACGGAGCCGCCCGGGTGGCCCGTGTTGTTAACCATGATGTTAGCGGTAACCAGAGCATGATGATCCGTGGTGGTGACTGTATGCGCTGGCCCATCAAGCGCGGCACCGGGGCCAGTGTAATTACCGCCGAAGTGCTTCGCCATGAACGCGGTAACCAGCGCACTGTGCCCGCCACCGCCAGCGGTGACCGTTGCCGCAGGTTCATTTACAGGGTGACCAACGCTATTGCCGAACTGACGTGAAACCAGCGGGGCTAGTTGAGCCTCAACCATTCCCAGCGCATGACCGTTGCCGCCCGGACGTTTAGAGGTACCCGCCGTAATGGTAGGGACCGGATCGGTAATATCCTGCCCGGTTGCCCCGGTACGGAATTTTGTCAGATGTGGCGTGACTACTGCATAGCCCTGTTTGCGCGTGATTGTCTGTAGCGGGTCATGCAGCGACTGTCCGCGAAAGCAGTCATAACCACCTTTGCTGGTGGTGTGATTGCACTTCACGATAAATGGCGTTGGATTGTCGAGCACGAATCGCTGGATGCCGCGCGCAATCCGTTTCATCGTGTTTTCTGCCAGCGGCTTACTGCGTCCAAATATGCTCGGGCAGGGGATAGACCAGTCGATACACTCGGCAGCTGTGCGCCATGGTTTGAGGTGTCCGGACTGCACCGCCAGGCTTTTCGGATCACCGTGTGACGGCTCCGGCCACGTTACTGGTTCCCCGTCACAGCGCATGACCATAAAGAAGCGTTTGCGGATGGTTGGCGCGCCGAAATCGCAGGCGCGTAACTCACGGTGTTCAACCGCATAGCCCAGTCCTTTAACAAGTTTTTGCGCATCCGCACTGTGCCGGCCGATTTGCAGGAAGACGCAAACTTCATCGATCGCAGGGTGATCCGCAGGAACTCCGTTACTCAGCATGCCGACGAAGGCGGCAAAGGTTTCACCCGCGCGGGCCGGATCCGGTCGTTCCTCCGTGGGTAACAGTGGACCCCAGGTTTTAAACTCTTCAACGTTCTCAAGCATGATGACGCGAGGACGCTTTGCCAGCGCCCATCGAACAACAATCCATGCCAGACCGCGTATTTCTTTTTTTACCGGCTTACTGCCTTTGGCTTTGCTGAAATGGCGGCAGTCAGGTGAAAACCACGCCAGGCCGACTGGTGCGCCTGCGGTCGCTACCACCGGGTCAATATCGAACACAGACTCACAGTAATGAAGCGTGTCAGGATGGTTGGTGGTGTGCATGGCGATTGCGTTTGGATCATGGTTAATAGCGATATCGACGCTGCGGCCGGTTGCCATTTCAATGCCGGTGCTGGCTCCGCCTCCCCCGGCAAAATTATCGACAATGATTTCTCTCACAGGGTTTGTTCTCCGAAAGTGGCCGTCAGCGACTGCGCTGCAGCAATGATTTCTGTTGAGGGCTGGCGCTCCAGCAGCATACGGTTCATGTGATGCATGACCTTGCGCTGGTGCTCGGTAGCGAGTGATTTAAGGCCTGGCAGTTGATCAGCTAATAGCTGTACCTCGGCTGGCCAGACATCATTCGCTGACTCTGGGACGATGACCGGAATATTTGGAGGCGTCAGACGTTGCGCGGCTCGCTCAATTTGAGCCATAAACGTGGCGCCGCGGGATTCCAGCAGATCACGACTGATGTAATCGAACTTTGGACCTCGCCAGGACTTATCGAAAACCGCTATAGCGGCACCGAACCCGGCAGACGATTCACTGGGCTGGCCTTCCTCTGGCCGGTACCAGACGGGCAGGTCAAAACTGATTCGGCCCCGAATGAATGCGATATGGTCGGCTTCTTCGGGCCACCAGACTTCGCCAGTTGCCGCTTTAATCAGAAAGACATAGCGACCTCCAGCCTCCCGCATTGCCAGCGTATGGGCCATTATCTGGCGCATCCCGGTAATGTACTGCCCGTCGTGCTGCGAGGCGCGGGAATAGGGTGGGTTAGCGTATGCTGCGCCATTTAGCTCTGCCAGTCGTTCCGACCAGTTCTGCGAAAGTGCGTTATCTTCGGCGCTGTAATACGCCTCGCATTTTGCATTACTTCCATCGGCGAAGAGGTCCAGCACGAACGGACCGAACATCGAATTTATGCCCCACCAGAGCGGTTCGGGCGTGCGCCATTGATCGCCAATTTGTTTAAGCTCGTGTGTGGGCTGTGCGCGCAAAGTCTCCAGCGCCAGGCAATATGGCGATAGTTGGGTTGGTTCCATGCGTGGTATACCTCAAATCAGCGTTTGAATTTTTTCGTCAGATCAATTTGGTAGTAAGAGCAAAAGTCCACTACGTGCGGGCATTCGGCAGGGGTTTCGGTTTCGTTCACTACATCGCAGCCACCTTCGTGAAGGCAAATGCAATTCAGGCAGCTGAGACGATTTTCAAAGCAGTTTTTTGCCATCTGGTAGCCATTGCACCGGCCACCGCTAAAGCGATGCGGGAAATCATAGGCGGAACAGCAGCAGGTGACCTGCCGGCCGTTCCAGTAGGCTTTCCCTGGGATAATTGGGTTTCCATGGACTCACCTCACTGGAGATAAAGCTCAAGGCAAATCATAGCGATGAGCAGCATGATCCAGACGCCTCCACTAATGGCGACGTCGTATACGGGTTTGTAGTGCGCGTAATGCGTCAGGAGTTTCGATTTCATTTGTTAAGGACATTAAAAAACCGCTTTCGCGGTTTGGGATTAATCAGGTGCTTTTCCAGCCTGGCAGAAGCCTTTCTGAGTTTCTTTGCTCTTCGAGAAAATGCTCATGAGCAAAATAGAAGGCTTCATTTTCAGAGCTAAACAAGCGGTCGCTAAGGGGGTGCCAGTCACGTTCCTTAATAGCCCGACATAATGCCTTCCAGCCGCCCTCGACAGGTTTAATCATGTAGCCAGGAATATAGAGATATTCCTTGTTAAGATCCGGCCCAGATTCACCCGGTTCAAGGAGATAAAAGGTTATGCCACCATTGGCAAATCGACGCATACGAGCCACCAAATTACTGTTTATTTATACAGTAATTTAGCGTCTCACTTCCGCACATTCAAGCTGAGAAATCGGCTCTCGTTTAAGCAGTTGTTCTTTAACGTGTTCGCATGCGGCTAAGGTTGGGTAGATGTCTTCGCTTACAGGAGGGCATCGGGAAGATTAAGAGAATAATGGTAAGTAACTAGTTAACCTTTTATCATCTTGGTTTTTTTACATATCAAGGGTTGAGCAACTGGAAAAGTGGGAAGCTAGGCGCGTGAAATCATTTTAAAGCTAATAATTTGTGTTCAAAAGGAAAATGAGTGATGGATTATGATTTTCGGGCAATAAAAGCCCCACACAGGCGGGGGCTAATGGCGTGTTGACTTACATCGTATGTTTAAGTCCATGGTACGAACAAGCAACTCTGATGAAAGCCATGATTATTTCTTTTGTCGCCCAGTTTTTTGTAGATAGTTGCCATGCCCACTGAAGAATTTTTTCATAGGAATTGCAATCCTGAACATTAATGTTATATTCATAGTGAACATTAACAATAATATGATCTCCTTCTACCTTTACCTGCTGAGCCAGTAATGATTGTTGTTTGAACCATTCCTGCATCGCATCATCGAATTTTTTTTCTGTGTCCATAATTTCTATTCCTGTGGTCAGTTGAGTTATTTTTACGTAGTATCATCATCGACTCTTAATGGTAAAACTTTAGTGCTGCTTATCAAAAAGCAACCATTCGTTCCAGCAGTTTCTGGGTTTATGCCCTGATACCCATGACGCTCAGTCACGCTTAAAGCCGCTTCAGTACCCATGATAATGGCAGTGGCATTATCACGAATATCTAATACTTCCGCTTCTGTCAGAGGAGAGTCTTTCTCCTCAGCTTTAGAAGCAGGCAGGCTGATAAGGGAGGGTATGAAAACAATATTCATTTCACCTCCTTCTAACAAATCGGGTCAGTGCCGCGCCGGAACTGTAGCTCCTCATTCCCATAATGCTGCAATATGTTTTAGATAATAATTAAAATGGGGAAAGAGTGTTGATTAATTTTTCTCATTGCTTTTTCTGTACTTATGATTGATTTCTTTTATTTTATTGATAAACAGTATTGAGGTGTCATCACTCATTCCATTTTTTCTCATTTGACTATAAATGTCATCTTTAAAATACTCATAAAATTCTTGAAGGGATAAAAGATCGTTGTAAAAAGTAAGGGCGTCATTTCTTAATCTAACTTTTGACTCTTCATGTTTGGCATCAATGTTCTGAATTGTATTCCTTAATTCTTGGTTTTCTTTGGATACAACATCAAGACGAGATTTCATGTCGCTATTATTTCTGATTAAAGTATCTAATTTCTCACTGCTATCCTTAAGTTGATCTTCTTTTTCAGTAATGTTGCTTTTATTAATTTCGATTGCACCTAAGAGTGATTTCAAATCTGCATTTTGTTTTTCAATGATTTCTTTGGCTGAGCTCAATTCTTGAGTTAATTGCCCTGTGGTCTCTTTTGAAGAAATTATTGCCTCTCTCATATCTTGTATCTGTTTCTCTTCACCAGCTTTATATCTCTCATAAGCTACATCTTTCTTTGCCCTAAATCTTTCAACAGAAATATCAGCTAAAAGCATTTTTTTCTTTCTGATTGCTAGCAATGTAGAAGTTCTGCTTATTGGGTTTGATTGAAAAGAAATGACTTTTTCTGTGCACCAAGGTAACAAGAAAGTGAGGCAAATGGCAGTTATAAAAGGGTATAGGTGCATAAGAGGATATGCGGAATTAATGAATCTAACCCGTTCATCCATTTTCATTTCACTGAAAATTAGTATAGCTACAGCCTCCCAATTGAATGTCAACCAGGTAATGATTAGAACTCCATAGAAAGGGTTGCTGATTCTGTCGGTTGACGTTTTCTTCAAGGATTGAAAAATTTCAGAAAAAAAATTGCTCATGAATTAGATCGATATATAAAGGTTTTTTATGAATTATACACTCAAAATACTACCTGGAATAGTCTTAACTAGAAAATTTATTCGTATTTGGGTACCTTGCCTTCCACTGAAAGCCCATAACTTATTTCTGATGACTGAGAGACGGCCATTGACAATGGATACTTACAAACCACTCAACAATAGCATCTAATGAAAACCGCCTTAGATAGGCGGTTATGGTGAACGGCAATCAAAATTAAGATTGTTTTTTGTACATCGTCAGAACGGGATATCGTCGTCGAAGTCAGGTGGAGGATTGCTATTATTACGAGGACCGCCACCAGCAGCCTGAGCTAATCGTGACTGTGAGTGTGGCTGTTGAGGTTGACCCCATCCATTGTTAACACTGCCACCTAACATTGAGCCCGGACCACTGTGCGTTTGCTGCGGCTGGCGTTCATCTTTGTCAGTCAGTGAGGCAACGAGTTTATCCACCACCTCAGCGGGTAAGTTTTCTGTTGCTTCTTTATATGTTTTGCGGGTTTGTGGTCCAAAGGCCTGGCGAATTTCGAAGCGGTAACCGTCTTTTCCGTCCTGCTTGGTATAGAGAACTTTTTGCAGAACAAATCCGATTGGTTTGCCTTCCAGCTCCTTGCAGTGATATTCGACTTCATTTTTTTCGTTACGGACTTCTGTAGCGTGTAGGGCTTTTGTTTTGGTCAGGCCCATAATCGCCTGAATCATTGCGTTCCCGCTGCGTAAGGGATTGCCGTCACGACCAACATAAGAAACACGCAGAAAGTTGATAGAGCCAACATCAGCATCAAGGGAAAATTCCATCGACTCTGATTTCGATTCGGCGTCTCGCGCCTGGGTGAAAATGGCCGATTTGATGGTGCCAGCGTAAGCTCCACCCTCGGATGCGCCGGAAGGTCCGGCCGTCTTGGCTGATTCAGGATCGAATGTGAAAATTGGTTGCTGCATTATGCGGTTACTCCGTCATTAAGTTCGTAATAGTCCCGGATCGCCGTATCAACAGCGTTCAGGTCGTTATCAATCTGGAATTGGTCGAACAGGCCGATCGGGGATTTAACCGGGTCTGTGCCGTCCGACTGGGTGGTAAAGTAGTAGCGACCGTCAGACACGCCGGTGCGCAGGGCAATACTGAACATCCCCTCAACCGTGATTTTTTCGTCCAGCATTTTGCCGATCGTCTTCATTTTGATTCGGCCGGCTGGTGTCTCTTCCGTGTGAGCGAGGAAATACACAATTAAATCGTCTTCCGCTGCCTGTGCTGCGCGAATCACGTCCCATGCACCGCCTCCGATCTCGGTGAACTTCTCGTACGACTTTTCACTGCGGCGCCGCATGAACTGGTTGCCCATCACATACTGAAAATCGTCCACCACAACGAATTTCTTACCGGCGCGGCGGGCGTGAGTGATGATCAGCACAATGTCGCCAGGCACATCAGTAAAAAACACGTTGCCAGTTTTAGCGGTGAAATCTCTGGGTTTCCAGCCAGAGGATTTAAACGGGAGGCGTTTGTTTTCCGGGTTAACCAGAAAGCCATCATCAGGTTTCAGGTGCATCAGGCTGGCTGACTTGCCAGAACCGGAATCACCCAGGATAAGAACCGGAATGCCCATATCAGACCTCCAGGTAATGTTGCATGGTAAATTTCTGGTCTTCATCCAGATCCATATTTGCCAGCGCCCAGCGAAGATAACCCTGGTCCTGTCCGGCAATCTCTTCGAAGGTTTTGCCCTTATGCTTGCCAAAGCGCATCATGTGAAGCAGGGAAGGCCGCGCGGAGATGTCGCGCATCTGGGCTATCGTCAGGCGCGCGTCACGATTTAGGCGCAGCAGAAGCGCCGCCGTTACGTAACAGTCGTACAGCGCCCGGTGCGCGTGCAGGTTTTCAGGCACATCAACATCGAGCATGAAGTGATAACGCAAGTACTGATTGGAATGGCTTTCCAGCTCCGGATAAAGCTTGCGGGCCAGCTTGAGCGTGCAGATCCACGGCGCCGTTATTTGTGGCAGCTTTGGCCGGTCAAACGCGGCGTTGTGCGCCACGTAAACGTCGGCTCCCAGATAACGGTCAATTACATCGCTGAGCGGCGGGGCATCGGCAACCATCGCATCAGTGATGTGATGCACTGCCATGGCGCCAACGGTAATCGGCTCGGGCGGCTTAACAAAATCGCTAATCGGGTTACACAGTTTGCCGCCAACGATGTCGATGCTGGCCAGCTCACACACGCCACCTTCAAAGCTGGTGGTTTCAGTGTCGATCACGCGAATTATGGTGGACATTCAAAGCTCCTGATTTAGCGTCCGCGTTTGCTTCACGCTGGGCCAGCTGGTGGGCCAGCATTTCCAGATCTGCCGGACTGATTTGATTTTGTTCGCATAGCGTGAGGATGGTACTCAGCGCCAGCGAACGCATGGCCTCGTTGAGGGCGAATTCAGTGGGGATGGTTGTCACTGTCATAGCAAACACATTCCCGCCACCACACACAGTGCGATAAGCAACGGCGTCAGCCAGTGGCGTGGCTTCGGGTGGAAATCAGCGCCCGTCAGGCGGTGTTTGAACTGCAGGCGATCTACAGGGCTCATGAGATACGTCTCCTTGGTTTGCCCTGGCGCGCAGCCGGGACGCGTATTGTTTGCTGGTAAAGTAGGGCGCAGCCTTTATCGCTGCAGAATGAACGGACCTCGCTGCGGTTCCAGAACCTGATAGCAACTTGCTTTATGTCCGTTGGGTGCCGGAACCGGGCGCAGTATTCGCACAGTTGTGACTCAATGAATTCGGTGCCTGACTCGAGTAACAGCCATTCGAAATGTCGATGCCGCTTGCCGTCCGCATCGATGTAATTAACAAAGGTTTCATCCTCGCCCTTGTAATTGGGCTCAATGCTGCAGCCATCGAAAACGACAACGCGGGCTCCGATACGGATCGGCGTACCCTCTGGCAGTTCGCTGATGCGCTGCCGGGTCAGTTTTGGTATGAAATTCATGGATACCTCGGAGCGCTGGTACGCAGTCAAAAAAATGCCCCCGAGGCGGGGGCCAATGACTACACAGCAATGTGGGGTTGTGGCGCCAGGTGCTGATCTTCTGGTTGTCTCGATGGACTGCAATTCACCACAACGGGAAGAGCGCTACCTTTGACCACCTTACGCCGCAAACCCGTAACGCTGCCTTTGCGACCTAACTACCACGCCGCCAGGGGAGGTTACACAGGGGCTGACACGCATATCCGGTGTAGCGCTCTTTCCGTTGTGTGCTGGCCCCATCCTCCAGCTTCAAGCCCGCGTTTACTTTTAAGTCCAACTAAACTGCTGCGGTATTCCGGACTTTGCCCTGGTGAGGCGAAAAACTTACTGACCAGTTCGTTTTGATGCTGCGCCTGCTACCTCACGCAGCTCAAAAAAAACTGAATCACCACACTGTCCGCCGCATGCCTAGGATGCCTTTACCCCGTGAGGTCAGGGAATGCCAGGGTGCTGAGTTCGGGCCTCTCAGCCACCAGCATGGTGATTACATGTTCAGTTGTTAAAGAGCAGAACAGCTTTCTGCGGTGGGCTGCGTCTTGCTGTGACTGCAATATAACAATAGGTATTTTATCAATCAATACCTTTAGGTATGAATATTTGAACTTAAAGTAATATGTTTTTGTAAAATATATGAATTTATTTTTTCGAGAGCAGGCGGGGTGTTTATTGATGGATGGCTGGAGATTTACCGTTACGCTTTAGTTGGAAATTTTACTGTACTTATATACAGCATTTGGGAAATTAGCTAGGATTGTTCTAAACGAAAAGCGGGGGCTCTATGCAAGTCGGCTACATAAGGGGAGATAACGGGGAGTATGAAAAAATTCCGGCAGCATGTTTACATGTAGCTACCGGATTGAACGTTTACCGATTGAATTTCTTAGAGATGTATACAACAACACCTATGATTTTTGCTGTCTCTCCCACTTTTAAAAGAGAGGCTCGAGGATCAGAAGGGGAAAGATAACCTCCCTCATCTCCGGGGAGGAATTTATATACGCTGTAAGAACCATGAACACAGGCAAACACATAATCGTGCACTTTGGGCTGTTCATTTACATCAACAACCACGACAGAATTCAAAGTTGCTTCAGGAAATCCCGAGTCATGATCTAGAAAAAAGGCACGACATGATTCTGCGTTCAGCTCTTTGGGAATTGCCTGTAAATCCTTAGTTTTCTCTTCTGCCTTCCAAATATGCACGAATTTTACATCTGGCGTTTGTGGTGGGGGATATGGCGCGTCGTAATTACTCTCATGGCTTTTGCGCATTGGTCCCTCGTTAAGCGCTAACCATTCAGGTCTTACCCCAAGCGCCTTAGATAAATGGACTATGTACCCAGAATTTTGTGATTTTCCAGACAAAATTTTGAAAATGCTAGGCTGAGCTATTCCCACAGCTTCAGCGAGCTGTGCCTGACTCATCCCTGCTTCTTTCATTGCCAGCTTAAGCCGATCGGCGAGAGTTTCTGTATTCATGCCCGCGAACATATAACTGTGGTTATCCATCGTCAAATATCCATGGGTATTTACTTTGTGTGAACTCATAGTTATTATTCTCGCTTTACAGACTAAAGGGTATAAACATGGTTAACAAAGCTATTCAAAAAGCGATCCAATCTGTTGGAAGCCAAAAAAAGCTAGCCATACACGTAGGTGTTAGCCAGCCAAACGTATGGAGTTGGTTGCATAACAAAAAAAGGGTTTCTCCTGAAAATGTTAACGCGATTGTAGAAGCCACTAACGGAGAAGTTAAAGCCTATGAGATTAGGCCAGACCTACCTCAACTCTTTCCACATCCTATAAACCTGAACTCCAAATAAGGAAAAATTTAAATGGATTCAATCACAACGTCGCGCAACAAAGCGCGTGACATCGAGAGTGAGATCGTGAGCCGTATTGCCGCGGAGGGGGTGACGGCAGTTGCGAAGAAATTGGGGGTCGACAAATCACAGGTTAGCCGCTGGCAGAGTCGAGGCGGTTTGGTCGAAAAGGCCAGCCGTTTACTTGCTGCTTTAGATTTCCAACAACCAGCAGGCATGGTGATCATCAAGGGCGATGAAACAGGTGAATTGGCCCAGTGCCTGATTGGCATGCTTGAGCATATTCGTTCTAAAGACGGGGGCTCTGGTGGATGAAAGGTTTGTTGAAACCGATAAGCGCTTTCGGGACAAGCGCGGCATTGTCGTGCGCATCATCAGTTACGACAGGCAGGAACGTAGGATCATCTTCATGCGTCCTGATTACGAACATCTGTGCTGTGTACCGAAATGGTACTTCGAGAAGTATTTCACCGAGGTGGGAAAGAGCGACTGAACAGCGCCAACTGTCCAGTCGTGTACAGCGTTGCTTTTGGGAAGCGAGGTTAATTATGCGACAAAAACGCCGTAAGCCGCAACAGGAAACTACTGTACATAAAGACATGGCGCGGGATGAACTCGCACGCCAGTATTCACCTGATGCCTGTCGGCTGCTACGTCAGGCGCTGGAGCAGGCGAAGCGGGAGAAGTCCGGCCATGAGTAATACCGCAGAAATAATCCAATTTAGCGCCCGTCCGGGGCGTGAGGAGCAGCGCGTGGCCGATACCGATGATGGCTTCATGCGTGTCGCTAATGAGCTTACCGATCAGCTGTTACTGGCTGATCTCACCGCTCGTCAGTTAAAAATCATGCTGGCCGTGATGCGTAAAACCTATGGTTTCAACAAGTCCATGGACCGGATTACCAATACCCAGATCGCTACAATGACGGGCATTCACCATACACACGTATGCTCTTCTAAGCGTCAGCTTATCGAGCGCGGATTTTTAGTCCAGGGTGGCTCGAAAGTGGGCATCAACAAGTATGTCTCAATGTGGGATATGAAGAAGATTAGCCAAAACAGCGAATGTTTAGCTGATTCAGCTAATAAAAGTTTAGCCGAAACAGCTAATACCCATTCGCTAAAACAGCTAAACACAAAAGACACTATTCAAAAGACAATAAATACAGATCCCCCTAAAGCCCCCAAGGGGGAATTTTCGGAGGAAGTTTTATCACAGGCAAAACAGGTTCTGGAGTATTACAACAAGGTCACAGGCACCACCTGCCGCTCTGCAGAAGCCTTTGCCGTTTTACTTACTGAGCGTCCATCCCGCGAAGCCTACACCGTTAATGACCTCAAGCTGGTGGTGCGCTGGGTCGCGGAGACGTGGAAACGCCGCAACGGTACGGTCGCCAAGCCCGCGAACATCTGCCGTGTGAACCGGTTCGATGGCTATCTGGCTGACGCCACCCAGTGGGATGAAAATCAGGTCGAAGTTGACTGCGATGCCGTGATTGATGCTTACAACGATTTAGCGGCTGGCCGTCTGATGTATGCCGAAATTGACGAAGACAGAGTGAAGGCTATTCGCCGTCTTGCCACACATTTCCCGCGGAGCAAGCCAGCTAACGAATGTTTTCGCCATTATTTCAGCGCTTTTTTCAATGAGGCCCGCGACTCCTACTTTGGCAAAAGCAACAGCGGCTGGCATGCCAACTTCGACTGGCTGATGAAGCCTGACACGCTGCTGCTGGTGCGGAGGGGCAACCATGTCTGATCTGTATCTTGAAGCCAGCGTGCTGGGTTGCCTGCTTCACTCCGGTTTGACGCCTGATGCCTACGACGTGCTGGCTACCGTCGAGCCAGCAGCATTCACGAATCCGTTTTACTCAAAGCTGTATACCGAGATTAAGCGTCAGGCGACGCAGAAGAAAATGATTGATGCGCTGCTGGTGGCGGAGGCCATGGGCAGTGAAAACGGTATTTTTGCTGATGTGATGGAAACCATGAAGATGGTGCCCAGCGCGGCGAACATGAAGGGCTATGCAAAAAGTCTAAATGAAAAATACATGGTTCGTGGCTTTGTCAGTCTCATGGAGAGCCATTACGAGAAGATCACCAGCGCTTACAACCACGATACCGCGATGGAAGGTATTCAGGACTTTACGCGCCAGCTGATGAACATTAGTCGGCCAGATGAAGAAGTGCTGCCGATCCGCGCCAGTGAACTGCTTAACGGGTATATGGACACGCTGGAAAAACGTGTGGCCGGTGATGAAGAGTCGAACACCATCAAAACGGGCATTGATGATCTGGACGAAATCACAGGTGGATTAAACGACACCGACCTGATCGTTATCGCTGCCCGCCCGGGAATGGGTAAGACCGAGCTGGCACTGAAAATCGCCGAGGGCATAGCCCAGCGCACTGTTTCGCTGGGTACTGAGCGGGTGCAGCGCGGCGTTCTGATTTTCAGTATGGAAATGCAGGCAGGTCAGATCATCGAGCGTCAGCTGGCGAACGCGTCCAACGTATCCGTTTCCAAACTGCGCAAAGCCAGCCACCTTGACGATGAGGACTGGGGCCGGATCTCCATGGGTCTGGCTGAGCTTGCAAATCTCGATGTCTGGGTTGTCGATGCGACAAACCTCAGCATTGAACAAATCAGGGCGGTGGCCACACGCCATAAAAACCGTTATCCGGGCCTGTCGCTTATCCTGGCTGACTATCTGGGGCTCATTAAAAAGCCATCGGCAGAACGTAATGACCTGGCGATCGGTGAGATTACACGCGGCCTCAAAACCATGGCGATGGAGCTTAACACGCCCGTTATCTGCCTCAGCCAGCTGTCGCGCGAAGTGGAAAAGCGCCCGAACAAGCGCCCGTTAAATGCCGATCTGCGTGACAGTGGCAGCATTGAGCAGGACGCAGACGGCATCTGGTTCATTTATCGGGATGGTGCCTATAACCCAGACAGCCCGGCCGCGCACCTGGCTGAAATCATTATCGGTAAAAACCGTCATGGCCCACAGGGCGGCGTTGTTTATCAGGAATTCCGAAACGGCCATTTCCGTGAAACCGACCAGGCTATAGCGGCGCAACTTGCCCGCGAGAAACCGGCATACAAAGGCAACGAATCTACGGGGAAACTATTTTGATCAGAATTTATGACATCACACCGCTGGGTAAGCCCCGTCAGACTCAACGTGACCGATGGGCAAAGCGGCCGACTGTTCTCCGGTACCGGGCATTTTGCGATGAGGTGCGCCTAAACCAAATCCAACTGCCTGACAGCGGTTGTCACATCACGTTTGTGTTGCCCATGCCCGACAGCTGGAGCAAAAAGAAGCGTGCGCAGTTCAGCGGCCAGCCGCACCAGCAGCGGCCCGATGTCGATAATCTGCACAAGGCTTTGATGGATGCGGTGTTTGAGGAAGACAGCGCCGTATGGGATGCACGAATCACAAAAATCTGGGGAGAGAAAGGGCAGATAAGGATCGAGAGCATTGCCTAAACGGACCACAAGAACACACAACAAAAGGGTGAAGAGATTATGATCTATCCATCAACTACAGGAAAAGCAGACGGAAATGATTTGCGCTTACGCACCATGGAAAGTGTCTGGCTACAGGGTAAATTGAAAATGTGGGGGCGCTGGTCTGCAATCGATACATCGCCAAAAGCAGCAGATATGTTCAAAAGGCTGCTTGGCAAATATGTAGTGACACAAGATGATCTCAATAAGGCTTTAGTAGCATTAAGAAAAAAAGGGTGCTCATCCAAAGAGCTTGAAACCTGGGTAAACAGCATGCTGTCAGAAAGGCGCTATTCCAGTCTTGTTTTCTGTACTGACGATGAGGCGTCAACCATGGATAGAGTTATCGGTACAACTCTGCACGGCGATCCTGGACTTCTCCGCTTACTCCAAAAACGATACCAGGAAAAAATGAGCCTGCGTGAGATAGCTGAAGAATTTTACGATCAGCATCCTGAACTAAGTTTTGCCACCAGTCGCCGCAGGGTCGATACATGGATGGGAATGGCTGAATTAATGCTTTACCAGCCAATGAGTGATGCTTTCGGTTTAAATAGTCAAAGATTTTACTTGCAAAGTGAGCCAGTCACTGGTTGAATTCATATATGCTTCACAAAGCTGTATCGACAAGCAACAGAATTTATAGCCTCGCCATCGTGCGGGGCTTTTTGTTTTTGGCGGGTTTCATGTATTGATGCCTGGGCAATGAAGGAGAAGTGGTGCCAGATAAAAAATCCCCGCCAGCTACAGGCACGCGACTGGCGGGAAATGGACTGCCACTTAGAGGTTCTTTTATTTTTCATAGAGTTATAAAAAACTATGCACTTGAATAGTAGATTAATTCAGCAGTTTCTAATCAAGTAAGTAGATTGGTTTTTTGCGTGATAATCACCCGTTTGACATTTTTATTACAGCCTGATTCTTGTTTATACTGGCGCTAATGCGGTGAATCCCCCTGTGCGGTGGGGCAGAGCCAGAACCCATTATTATTATCGCCATTGCTATGCGGCTCAGTCTGTGGGTTTACTGAGTCACCGGGAGGCACCCGGCACCGCAGACATATAGCCACAATTTGCAGCACTCTAAGGCTCACTTCGGTGAGCCTATTTTATTTCCCTCCCTCTACTCACAGCTTCCGTAATCAACGGAGGTACTCACATGGTCAAAATTATGCCTGACAAAATTGCATCAGGGGTTACCTACTGCGCGTCAGGTGGCCTTGTCTGTAACGGTCTTTTCAACTGGTATGACTGGGTTTATCACCTGGACTGGAATTTCATCGGTCTGGTCAGTGGTGTGATGCTCGGTATAGCGACATTTGCTGTGAACGCGTACTACAAACGCAAAGAGAGCAACCGGGAGGAAATGGCCAGAAAGTTCGAGGCAGAGCAGGAGAGTTTGCGCACTGCGGCGATCCAGAGTTATTTGAACCGCTCACCCTCGCATGACGAGGACAAAGCGCCAGAAGTAGTCGATACAGTCAACAAGGCTTTGAAGCTGGCGGAGAAAGCATAATGGCTATTTCACCTGCTTTACGTAAAAGCCTCATCACAGCAGCTGGTGGCGGTGCGCTGGCCATCGCGGCTGTTCTGGTTCCAAGCCTCGAAGGCAATTCTTACACGCCATACCGTGACGTCGGCGGCGTCTGGACTGTATGCAACGGCATAACCGGCCCGGACGTGATTCAGGGGAAAACATATACCCAAAAAGAGTGCGACGCGCTTCTGCAAAAGCACCTGCAGCCCTATGCGCGGTCTGTGGAAAGGTCCGTAAAGGTGCCGTCGAATGCATATCAGAAAGCCGCACTTATCAGTTTTAGCTATAACGTCGGTGTTAATGCATTCGAGCATTCATCGGTACTGCGCAACCTTAATGCCGGTCGCTATCAGCAAGCCTGTGATGGCCTTCGCAGCTGGGTATACGTTGACCGCGTGAGGATTCAGGGGCTTGCCAATCGTCGCGACGTAGAGCGGGAGATATGCAACTGGAGCCTGAACCCATGACCTGGTTAATTATTAACTGGCGCGTTGTGCTGGCGTTTCTGCTGGTGGTGTTGATAGCGGCTTTATTGCTTGCTGCTGCCCACTATCGTGATTCAACACTCAGAGTGGAGCAACAGCGCGATGCGGCAATCCAGCAGACAAAATCAGCCGAGGCTGTCACCAACAATGTTATCTCTGCCGTTCGACTGTTTAACGACATTGCGGCCTCAACGCAGGGACAGAAACAGCAGGCCAATACCGACAGCGAAAACCGAATTGTTGTTATCCGTAAGGCGGTGGAGACAGACAAGTGCGCTGCTCTGCCTGTTCCTGCTACCGCTGCTAACGAGCTGCGCACGCACAGAAACCAGAATCGTCCAGATTCCTCCAGTTCCGATCCCGTTGGAATTAACCGCTGATTGTCCGGTACCGGAAATTCCCGATCCACTTACGTGGGGCAGCAGCCTGGAATTAAACGAACGGCTGTTAACCGTGCTGGGAAACTGCAACAAGGACAAGGCCAGCATCCGCAAAATCGAATTATCCCGACAAGGTAAATAGCATCATGTTCACTACTACTGCACTCATTACGTGGGCGCTGATTGCGCTCGTCACTGGTTTCGCTTCTGGATGGCTGGTGGGCCTGTTCCGCTGGAAAAACAGCCCTGTTAAAGCTGAGGCTGAATCAACAGTTATTCGTGACGGCTGGCACGATGTAGAGCAGCGCTTTCAGGCTCAGATTGACGAACTGAAAAGCAAACTGGAAGAGCAGGCCATCGCTCAGCCGCAGGAGGCGCAGAGTGAAACGCCAAAAAAGATTTAACCGACGCCTGGAATAATGACCGGGCTTTACCCATAAAAGAGGAAGTAAAGATGTCCGAACCACTGTATGACGGTACTACCGTGACCACCGCACAGCCGGTCACAGCAACAACCGATAAAACTGATGCCGTACTGGCAAAGGTGAAAGAACTGCTGAAAGTGGCAGGCCATGACGTCGATACTGTATTCGATGATGTGGCTTCACTGGCTAAAAAGCTGGCGTAATCATTACAAGGCGCATTTACGAGTGCGCCTGATGGTGATATCACTCGGCTAAGAACGCGGTAAAACTTTTAATATTCAAATTTCAAAATTTTTTCTAAGGTGACTTTGTTGTGCCTTCAACCAGTAAAATTAATAAACTTAACGACTAGGATGGATAAAGATATAAATAATGTGCTGGTTAAGTCTCTTAAGGAAAATAAATCATGATGAAAATTGTTAAAGCCTCAATCTTAGCTGTTTCTGTGATCGCATCTTTTTCAGCTATGGCTGACTGGCAGCCTTATAAAACCGTTGTATTGGATGGTTATAATAATACAGTTCCCGGAGGTAGTGTTTACAGTGAAACCAGTGTAGCTTCAGGCGTTTATCGCTTCCGTGTTGACCCGGCCTCAGCTGGAGTTGACTTTGCCACTGGCCAGGCGGGAAATACGAAATCTAAATCCGCTGCATTAATGACCTATGATCGTACAACCACTACAGATAAAACCGCTGCTGTGAGTTATTATGGTTTGAATAATGACGGACTTCAGGCTTCATCTCAAATTCATGCTTTTCCACAAGGAGGCGGGTTTGACTTGTTCTTAGAAGACTGGCAGCGTGCGGATGATTCTGGCTCTGTGAACGTCATAATTGAAAAATGGCAGAATTAATTTTCAAATAGAATATTTTTGAAAGTAAGCACTCTATATCTTCAGTGGATTATATAGGGTGCTTTTTTATTCCTGGTATCAGACGCAGGAATTAGCTTTAATCAAACTTAAGGCTAATTTCTTTACGAAAATAACTGGCGGGTAAGTAATGGTTTAGATTGAAAAAAATTATGCCCGTATGCCTGCCAGTCCAGAACGATGGTCTGTTTGTGCGCGAAGCTGCCAGGCTGATTCGCCGCCTTATTACTACCAAAGTGACTTTCGTCAGGAGTTGACATGGCAAAGCCGGACTGGGGAGACCTCCAGAGTCGGTTCCTGTCCGAGCACGCCAAAAGCGGTATATCACCGAAAGACTGGTGCGAAGCGCAGGGACTGAATTATTCATCTGCGCGGCGTTATATCAAAAAGCCGGCTGCGCAAAATCCTGCGCAGAAAAATAGCGCCAGTGTGCGCAAAAGTGAAACTGCGCAACAAGCAGATATCATTGATGTGCAGGACTCTGCGCAGGAATTTGATGTGCGCAGTTATGGCCTGACAGAGCAGCAAATCAGGTTCATAGAGGAATATCTGATCGACCTCAACCGCACCGCTGCCTACAAGCGTTCTGGGTACAAAGGCGAGGGCAATACTGCCTACGTAAATGCATCGCGCATGCTAAGAAATGCTAAGGTCGGCCGGGCTGTGCGGGATGCAATGGATGCTCGCGCAAAGCGCACGCAGATTACTCAGGATTCAGTGCTTCAATGGTGGTGGGACATAGCGACCGCAGATGCAACGCAGCTTACTGAACTACACCGCTATTGCTGCCGTTACTGCTGGGGCTTTGGTCATAACTACCAGTGGCGGGATATGGTTGAGTTCGAAGAAAAGCGATTGGAGGCAGTCGAGCGCAAACAGCGTGAGCCGAATGATTCTGGTGGTTTCGGCTACGATGCCATGATTGATCCTAACCCTGACTGCCCGCGCTGTAACGGTCTGGGCCTTAGTCGTCCGGTCTTCCACGATACACGCGATGCTACCGGCGCGGCGCGGCGCTTGTTTGCAGGCATCAAAGAAGGCAAATTCGGCCTTGAGATAATCACACGCAATCAGGACGAAGCGTTGAAGATGGTTGCGCAACATCTGGGCATGTTGAAATCGAAGACCGAAATCAGCGGACCAGAAGGTGGACCAATACAGACTGAGCAGGTTAATTTAACGCCTGACGAGGCCGCAGAGCTTTATCGTAAAATGATGGGATAACAGCCGGAAATAGCGGTTTCGTTACCTTTTACGCCTATGCATTTTCGGGCAGCTTTTATGCACAGTTTATGCAGTCCGTTTTCAGCATATCCGCTATAAATTCATCATGAAATACGCCTTTGGCAGCTAACTGCGCGTGAGTGCTGTTTCGCCAGTGCGGGTAACATCCCTTATGTTAAATAGGGGCCGAAGCCCCTAAAATTACCAAATTGACGGATCAACTTTTTGGAGAGCGGCTGCATTAATTTCAGCTCTTTCCAACTTATTGTCGTGAAACCATGTGCAAAGGTGGGTGTCCCTTGTCGGCACGTAATTTTCAACAGTCATAAATGGACCACCTGATTTCAATTGCACAACTGAGCCATTTTCAAATTCACTTGCCATCTTTTATCTCCAGAGGTTCTTAAGAAAATTCAATATGAATTACGTCTTTATATAGTTCAAGAGAATTGAATAATGCCAATCCCATTCTCGTTCGATTTCAAGAACCCTGACTATACGCAGGTGTTCGAATGGCGGATGGAAAGGCTCCAACGCATCCGCGCAAACCCTGAAATGCTACCAGCGCTTAAAGCGTTCTATCGCGATAATCCTGCCCAGTTCATCATCGACTGGGGCATGACGGTTGATCCGCGCAACGTTGAGCGCGGTTTACCTGCCCGCATTCCATTCCTGCTGTTCCCCAAACAGGAAGAGTGGATACAGTGGTTCGTGGAGCACTGGCGCACCTCAAAGCCCGGTATCACCGAAAAAACACGTGATATGGGCATGTCCTGGCTGACCGTGGGCATGGCGGCATCACTGTGCCTTTTCAATCGCGGCATCGTTGCCGGATTCGGTTCGCGTAAAGAGGAATACGTAGACAAAATTGGTTCGCCTAAATCGCTCTTTGACAAGGCGCGTAATTTCATTGGCCTGCTGCCCGTAGAGTTTCGGGGCGGCTGGAATCCTAAAGCACACGCGCCGCACATGCGCATCCTGTTCCCTGAGAATGATTCAGCGATGACGGGTGAAGCCGGTGACGGCATCGGGCGTGGTGACCGTACATCGTTCTATATCGTTGATGAGTCTGCGTTCCTTGAGCGCCCCTATCTTGTAGACGCCTCATTATCGGCAACGACAAACTGCCGTCAGGACATTTCAACGCCCAACGGCATGGCGAACTCATTCGCTGAGCGCCGCCACAGCGGCAAGGTGGACGTGTTTACTTTCCACTGGCGAGATGATCCGCGCAAAGACGATGCCTGGTATAAAAAGCAGTGCGAAGAACTCGACGCTGTGACCGTGGCACAGGAAATCGACATTAACTACAGCGCGTCTGTCGAAGGTGTTCTGATACCGTCTGCCTGGGTGCAGGCGGCGGTCGATGCTCATATCAAGCTGGGCATCCAGCCCACTGGCCAGCGCATGGGCGCGCTTGATGTCGCTGACGAAGGCAAAGACACCAACGCCTTTGCTTCGCGTCACGGTTTCCTGCTGGAAGATATCGAGGAATGGTCAGGTAAAGGCGATGACATCTTTGGCACCGTCCAGAGGGCATTCAGTATTTGCGATCAGCGTCGTCTTGAAATGTACCGGTTCGACTCTGACGGGCTCGGGGCGGGTGCGCGCGGCGATGCCCGTGTTATCAACGAGCAGCGCAAAGAGAGGCGGGAACGCCAGATTACCGCCACGCCATATCGTGGCAGCGGATCGCCAGCCAATCCCGAAGATGAAGCGGTTCCAGGTGAATATGGACAGCAGGGCCGGCTCAATAAAGACTTCTTCGCAAATGCCAAAGCGCAGGGCTGGTGGCGGTTACGTACCCTGTTCCGCAATACCTGGCGCGCCGTTGAAGAAAAGATGCCGTTTAGTCCTGACGAAATCATTTCGATATCGGGCGCTATGCCGCTCAAAAACAAACTTATCGTCGAACTCTCTCAGCCCACCTATTCGGTGAACGGCGTGGGCAAAATCGTCGTGGACAAAAAGCCGGACGGCACCAAATCGCCCAATCTGGCTGACTCCGCGATGATTGCCTATGCGCCGATGGAGTTCACCTCGATGGATATCTGGGATTTACTGGCAAGGGGTAAAAATGGCTCGTAAGAAACGCCCGCGCCAGCAAAGTGCGGCACCGACAAAGACGATCGACGGTTACGATAACTTTGTATCCCGTCTGGGCCTCCAGTCCGGCAACCTGAGCGGTCACGGCACCTATATGCCGAACTTCACCTCACGCAACCGCGTGCTGCTGGAATTCGCTTACCGCTCATCATGGATTGTGGGCGCAGCCGTGGACACCATCGCCGATGATATGACGCGCAAAGGCGTCACCATCACGTCGCAGATGGACCACAAGGCAAAAGCCCGGCTGACCGGCCGCTGGGAGGAGTTGTCACTGTGGGAAGGATTAAGCGACACAATTAAATGGTCACGCCTTTATGGTGGGGCGGTTGGTGTGCTGCTGATTGATGGTCAGGATATGTCGTCGCCCCTCCGTATGGAAACCATCGGCCGCGATCAGTTCAAAGGCATGCTGGTGCTCGATCGCTGGATGCTCAACCAGACCATCACGGAAATTATTACCGAGCCCGGTCCCGACCTGGGTAAGCCAAAATATTATGAGGTGGTGGCTGCGCAAAACGGCATCCCGGCGTGGAAGATTCACCACAGCCGCCTGATCCGCATGGACGGTGTGGGCCTGCCTTATCAGCAGGCGTATACCGAAAACGGCTGGGGCATGTCTGTGGTTGAACGCCTTTACGATCGCATTATGGCATTCGACAGCGCATCAACCGGCGCGGCGCAGCTGGTAAATAAAGCGCATCTGCGCACCTACAGCATCGAAAAACTGCGTGAGATTCTCGGGTTTGGTGACGAGCGCGAAGCGGCGCTGATGAAGCACATCGACCTGATCCGCCTGTTTCAGTCCATCGAAGGCATGACGCTGATGGACAAAGAAGATGTATTTCAGACGCACAGCTATTCGTTTGCGGGCCTGTCGGACATCCTTTCCCAGTTCGGTGAGCAGATAGCCGGTGCAACAGGTATTCCGCTGATCCGCATGCTGGGCCAGTCGCCAGCCGGTTTCAGTACCGGCGAATCTGACCTGGCGAATTATTACGACAACGTGGGTTCGCTGCAGGAACGCCGGGAGCGTCGCCCTGTCCGGCGACTGTTTGAAATCCTTCACCGCTCTGAGTTAGGTACGCCACTGCCGGATGATTTCGACTTTGAGTTTAACCCGCTGTGGCAGATGTCAGACACTGACCGCTCAACGGTGGCGAAAAATACGGTTGATACACTTAATGCGGCCATCGACAGCGGCCTTATGCCGTTGCACGTTGCTATGGCTGAACTGCGCGAATCATCCCGCGTAACGGGCATTGGCTCAAACATCACCGATGAGGATATTGAGAATGCCAAAGGGGCCGAGCCGCCAGGCTTCACCGAAGAAAGTGATGACGACGCGCCGGCTCCCGAAGCAGGTGCAAATCAGCTACACCACACAGCTACGCAAGATAGCGCGGGCAGTGGGCGACATCGTAAATGGCCGTTACGATGGTTCAAATGACAGCGTTACCGAAATCATGGATGCGCTGGAGCGCTACAGCGAAATCATTGACAGCTGGGCTAATCAGGTCGCCACGGGCTTTGCCGCGTCCATAGCGCGGCACAGTGAAAGAGAGTGGCGCGAGAACAGTCAGCAGATCGGCGCTGAGCTGCGTCATGCCATTAACAACACGCCCACCGGGCAGGTCATGCGCAGCATCGTTACCGAGCAGGTGAAATACATCAAATCGCTGCCGCTCGAAGCCGCAGGACGCATTTACGACATCCAGAATCGCGCGATTGAAACCATGGCGGCGGGTGGCCGTGCCGATGCGTTTGCGAAAGAAATCGCGGCATCCGGGGATGTGGCGGCATCACGGGCAAAACTCATCGCGCGGACAGAAACAGGCCGTGCGGTAACTGCCATGACTCAGGCCAGAGCAGTGGCGAGTGGTTCGCTGGGATATATCTGGCGCACGGCGGATGATGGTGATGTACGGCATTCTCACGCCAAAATGGAAGGTATGTTTGTTTACTGGACAAGCCCGCCAACACTCGACGGTATGACGGGCCATGCTGGTGCGCTTCCCAACTGCAGGTGCTGGTGTGAGGTGGTGTTTGCACACAGTAATGTGACCCGGATCAATAGTGCCGATGGTTTGCGTCGAATTGTGACAGTCGATGGCAAACCCGTTCGTGTTGCAGCGTAATGCCATCGCGGTTAGTAACTGGGGTGTAAATAGGAAATAGTTACGTTATTTTCATTTTGCATAAGTGATAAAGTTCATTCGTTTACTTTGATGCCTGAAAATTCACAGGGAGTGTTTCATGCTGGTAATGACAATGAGTTACAACGACCTGTCCAAAGGCGGTGGGGAAGCGAAGCTACACGTATATGGTGTGGGTACCTTTCCGGTCTTTTCTGGTCAGAAACCTTATACAAATGACCCCAATTGCGCTTACCTGCCTAACAGTGCCATTCCTGTCGGACGTTACTGGATTGTATCTCGTCCCGAAGGCAGTATTGCAAACCAGATTAGAGGGTGGGTTGTTGATTTCTGGAACAACTCTGATCATTCAGAATGGTTTGCGCTCTTTAATTCTCAGACGATGACCGACTCTGTTTTTATAAATGGTGTCGCACGTGGCGGCTTTCGTCTGCATCCTCTCAGGCCCGATGGCTCAGGAGAAAGCGAGGGTTGTATCACATTCGTGAATCGTCCTGATTTCTATACGGTCAGGCAGGCCCTGTTACGCATAAAGAAAGTACGCGTACCCGGTTCACGAAATGGATTAATGGCATATGGCTACGTTGATGTTCAGGGAGACAGTAACTTTGCAAACTGCAAAATTCGTTAAGAAGGCGTCAGGGTTCGTTTTTTGTTTTATCGTGGCGTTTATGATCTCGCGATACGGAATGCCACTGTATTCGCTGACGGAATGGCTTGTTGACCATTCTCATGAGCTTTTCGGGCGTTATCAGGCTGATGTTTATGAAGCCGGAACGGATCCTGTGACGTTCTTTTCACTGCTCGTCGTTATTTTCATCTATGCAGCAGTACTTTACTGGCTTATGAAATTATTGATCGGAAAAATATCTAACAAATAAAAGTCTAGTATTCCAGTATGTTACTGGCGAAAACTGGCTGTTTTTTATGTCAGTAAAATCAGTGAATTGAAAACTTAAACCAAAAAATCAGGTCGCCATCGTGCGGCCTTTTTTTATGCCTGAATTTCGCAGGTGGACAATGAAATATTTCTTCAATACCCGGCTCGGTCCAAACCGTTACCTGCTGGGTGATGGCTCATTGCTGTGTAAAGACGTGCCGATCGCCCGCCTGGGTGACCAGGCCTACCGCGCAGAGGATTTGCCGGAACTCACGCCCGACGATGACGGGGAGATCATCGTCACCCGTTCAGCCGATGAGGTGTTCTCGCCCGAGGCGATGGCGTCCTTTGAAGGTATGACCGTGGTGATCCTCCATCCCGAGGACGAGGCGGGCGACATTCTTTTTGTGGATCCGGCCAACTGGCGACAGCTGGCAATTGGTCATGCGGCCAACGTCCGGCGCGGTCAGGGTGACCAGTCAGACCTCCTGATTGCCGATCTCGTCATAAAAGACGCCCTGGGCATTCAGGCAATCAACGATGGCCTTCGTCAGGTTTCCTGCGGCTACAACGCAGAGTATGACGAAACCGCCCCCGGACGGGCTAATCAGTATGACATCCGGGGTAATCACATCGCGCTTGTTCCTAATGGGCGGGCCGGTATTCGCTGTTCAATAGGAGATGCACAAAGCATGGCAAGTAAAGCAAAGCAGTGGTTCGCCAGCCTGCGCAAGGCGGTGAAGACAAAAGATTCAGCGGCTGCCGAAGAGTTGCTGAATAACGCACCGGCCAACATGGTCGGTGATGACGATGAAGACGACGGCGTAACCACTGTAGTGGTGAAAGTAGAAGGGCCAGATGCGACTGTTCCGCCTGGCGCTCCCGCGAATGCGGTCACGGATGAAAGCAGCGACATCGAAACGCGCATTGCCGCTATCGAAGCCGCTGTGAAAGCGCTGACCGATAAGATGGCACCGCCAACGGGTGATGCTGATGACGACGACGAGAAAAAAGAAGAGAAGAAGATGACCGGCGATGCAGGCTATCAGCAGGACGTTCTCTCACGTGCAGAACTCATCCTGCCGGGTTTCTCGCTGCCCGAAGGCTCCAAAATGGGCACGCTTAAGCGCGAAGTGCTGGGCGCTGCGCTGCGCACCGCTGATGGCCTGAAACTCATCGAACCACTGTCAGGTAAAAATCCTGATTTCGCCAAAATGAGCATGGCGACAGTGGACAGCATCTTTAACGGTGCGTCTGAACTGGCAAAAAGCCGCAACAACAGCGGCCTGAGCCTGGCGGTGTTCACCGCGAATTCGCAGTCCGGCGACGTGGCCGCGCTGAATGAGAAAAACAAAGATTTCTGGGCTAAGAAGGGGGCCAAGTAATGACAGGTCAGTCCATTTATTTAACGCAGCCGTTCAGCTACGCCGGTGCGCTAACCCGTCCTAATCACTCAACGGTAGAGCCTGTCGTGATGGACACCACCAACCCGTTCGCCGGTGACGGCCTGCCGGGGAAAAAAGTGAACGGCAAATTTGTGCCTCTGGCGGCCGGTGACACCGCCGCCGTGCTTTACGGCATCCGCGTGCGCTCCTATCCGTTCACGTCTGACAAAGACCTGGCCCGCCAGCTGACTAACCCGGCGAACTACACCGGCGATGCGCTGGTGCGAGGCTACATTGGCGTCAAAGTGAATGCCGGTACCGTGGCGGACAACGGGGCGGTTTACATCCGCGTGGGCGGTGCAACGCCAACACAGCCGATCGGCGGTTTTGAAGCCGCGGCGGATGCCACCGCAGCCAATACCGTGCTGGTGACCAACGCGCACTTTATCGGTACCACCGACGCCAACGGCATCGCCGAACTGGCATTCAATATTTAAGGAAAGCACTGAATATGATCACCTACGACCGACAGACCATCGATAATTCCGGTGCGTTCCTGATTGGGCAACTGGAGCGTTTCGATCCGGTTCTCAACATGCCGCTGCTGGCGTACACGTGGAGCCGTGACGTTGACCTGCGCGAAGATGTCTCCATTGCTGACGAAATGTCGAGCTTCTCAAACAGCAGTTTCGCCGCGCCCAGTTCCGTGGGTACCGAAGGCGAATCGTGGATCAGCAACAGCACCAACGTGATTGCCGGTGTGGATCTGGATATCCAGAAAACCACGCTGCCACTCACGCCCTGGTCGCGCCAGCTGTCATGGACGGTTTTCGAACTGGCTTCCGCGCTGCAGATGGGACGCCCGATTGACTCCCAGAAGCTGGAAGCGATGAACCAGACCTACCAGCTGAACGTTGACCGTCAGGTTTACGTGGGCAGCACCATCCTGGGTGTAAAAGGGCTGTTTAACCAGACGAATGTTAAAACCATTCCTGCCGCCAAAACGTGGGCATCCAGCACGGCGATGGAGATTGCTAAATCCATCAATGACGGTCTCACCACTGCCTGGAAACAGACCGGCCGTGCCGTGGTACCGGATTCGCTGCGCCTGCCGCCTGACCAGTATGCGTTGCTGTCCAGCATCATCGTTTCCGATGCCGGTAACCGCTCGCTGCTGGACTACCTGAGCGAAAACACCATCGCCTACAAGCAGAACGGTAAGCCGCTGGACATCCAGCCGGTGAAATGGCTGGAAGCGGGCGCGATGCAGAACGTTAACCGCATGGTGTTCTACACCAAGGACCGCAAGTACGTTCAGTTCCCGCTGGTGCCGCTGCAGCGTACTCCGATGGAATACCGCGACCTGCGCCAGCTGGTGACCTACTACAGCAAGGTGGGTGCGGTCGAGCTGCGTTACAGCGACACCATGCTGTACGTAGACGGTATCTGACAACCGGCCCCGCAGGGGCCTTTTCTTTCAGGAAAATCCATGAAACGAATTCGTGTACATACCCCCTTCACGTTCAACGACTCCGAGTACAACAAAACGGATTTTGATGTCGGTGTTCATAACGTCAAAAACGAAATTGCCGATCACTGGTTTACGCAGCGCTATGCCGAAGTGCTGGATAAAACGGACAACGGCGGTGAGGGTGCCAGCCAGGCGGAAATTGGTGCACTCAATGCCAGAATCGCTGATCTGACCACCCAGAATGCTGAGTTAACGGCTAAAAACGGTGAACTGACCGCGCAGGTCACAGCGGCTGCCGAAGGTCTGGCCGAGCGTAATGCGCTGATCGAAGAGCAAAAGCAGAAAATTGCTGAGCTGACGGAGCAGGTCAATGGAGCCAAAAAATAGCCTTCTCCCGTCTGTCCAGCAGTTCCGCACTGACTTTCCTCAGTTTTCCAGTGACACCCTCTACCCCGATCCCCAGGTTCAGTTCCGGCTGAATCTGGCTGATATCCAGCTGGATCAGAACCGGCTCGGGCGTCTGTTCCCTTACATGGTGGAATTGTTTGTCGCGCATTACCTCACGCTGCAGGCGGGTGACAACCGTTCCGCAGTACTGGGACGCGCGGGCGGCTCCAGCAGCGGGATTGTTTCATCAAAATCCGTCGATAAGGTGAGCGTGAGTTATGACAACTCGTCAACGCTCAATCCTGCCGCGGGTTTCTGGAACAACACCCGCTATGGCGCTGAGTTTTACCAGACAATCTGCATGTTCGGTGCGGGAGGGCGGCAACTGTGAAATCGGGTCTTGTGCTCCGTGCGGATAATGCACAGGCGGTGCTCGATGCGCTCAAAACGCTGGGCAACCGCGACGTGCTGGTGGGTATTCCGTCTGACCGTGCCGAACGTTCAGACGGGATGGAAATCAACAACGCCGAGCTGGGCTACCTGCACAGCTTTGGCGGCACCATCCGCGTGCCGGAGCACATGACCACCGTTTACCGCCAGATTGCTGACGATGGCAGTTTCAAACGCAACGGGCAGTTTGTGCAGCAGGCGAAAAGCAATTTTGCCACGCAGCATAAAGTCGCCGCCTACAGCGTTCAGTTGCCGCCACGTCCGTTTCTGCACATGGGGGTGGCGCAGTCGCGCGAAAAGGTGGCCGCCCTGATGAAGCAGGCCGCTTTTGAAGTCCTGAGCGGTAATGCGTCCGCTGCCGAAGCCATGCTTAACCGCGCCGGGACGGAGGCGGTAAACGCTGCCAGAAACGTCATCACGGCCGGTGATCAGCTTACCCCGCTTGCCGAAGCCACATTACGCGCCCGCCGAAGCCGGGGCCGCAGCGGTACAAAACCGCTGTATGACACCGGGCAGCTTCTACGCTCGATCACCTACGTTGTGAGGGATAAAAATGCCGGATCTTGACGTAACAGACATCCTTTTCGATCCCGACTTCTGCGACACCACCTTAGTTGTAAAGCGCCGCAGCATGGCCGTTGATGATGACGGGTTCGGGAAAAATACCGTCACGAGCTCCCCTTTTGCTGGCGTGGTAACGGTGGATAAGTCGCTGGAAAGCCGAAGGCTTGAGGCGGGGCAGGTGGTGCATGGTGCAATCCTAATCGTCACTACCGAACGCCTGACGCAGGGCCAGACCGGACGGGATGCGGACATAGTGACGTACCAGGGGCGCGATTACCGCGTGTCGTTTGTCGATCCGTACACCGCATACGGCGCGGGCTTTGTTCAGGCGCACTGCGAACTGTTGCCGTTTGACGGAGGGACGCCCGTTGAGCAGTAACACCACTGGCCAGCCCGGCTGGCTCACCCCGCAGCAGGCCGCGACCAACTATGACACGCCGCTGGACGTGCACCTGAGCCAGTGGATACGGAACCTGTCGGGGCTGGCACCCGGGCGCGTCATTGCCCGCTGGCAACCCGATCAGCCCGCCATTCCCGCTGCTGATGTTAACTGGTGCGCGTTTGGCGTGACAGGCATTGCTGCTGATGCCGGTCCCGCGTTTGTTAACCAGACCGACGCTACCGCCGAACAGTGGCGGCATGAGCTGGTGGAGTGCCTGGCCTCTTTCTACGGACCAGCCGGTCAGCAGGTCGCCGCGCAGTTTCGGGACGGGCTCGCCGTGAATCAGAACAACGACACGCTGGGCCAGTGGGGATTAACGCTGGCGGACTGCGACAGCATCCGGCCCGCACCGGAACTCATTAACAACCAGTGGGTACGCCGTTACGACGTGATGGTTCGCCTGCGCCGCAAAGTCATCAGCACCTGGGGCATCCAGTCGCTGACCGACGCCCCTTTCAGTATTTCAGGAGAATAACCCATGCCGCAGGGCTTACCCGTTTCAAACGTTGCCAGCGTGGACATTATTATGTCGCCAAGGGCGGCGGCGGGCCGTAACTTTGGCTCACTGCTCATCCTGGGTAGCGCAACCATCATTCCGCTGACCGAACGTATCCGCCTGTATACCTCGGCGGCCAGCATCGGAACCGATTTCGGTACCAACAGTGAGGAATACCTTGCTGCCGTGGCGTACTTCTCGCAGTCGCCGACGCCTTCGCAGGTATATGTGGGGCGCTGGGCGAAAACGCTGGCGGCGGCCGAAGTCGGTAAGGTTGAGACCTTACTCGATGGCGTGAACGCCTGCCTGGGCTTTACCAACTGGTACGGGCTCGGGGTGACGTATGACGCCGACCGTAAAGATGATGATTTGCTGCCGGTATGCGCCGCGATTGAGTCCTCATCATTAAGCCGCATCCTTGCCGTTACCACGAAAAACACCGATGCACTGCTCACTACAGTGAACACCGATATCGCGTCGAAAGTGAAAGCGGCTAAATACAGCCGCACGTTCGTGCAGTATTCATCCACCAGTAATTACGGGGCAATTTCGGCGTTTGGTCGTGCGTTCACCGTGGATTTTAACGGGTTCGGTACCACCATCACACTGAAATTCAAGCAGGAGCCCGGCATCACCTATGAAAGCCTGACGCCCCCACAGGCGGCCGCGCTGGATGCGAAGAACTGCAACGTTTACGTGTACTACGCCAACGACACGGCCATCCTGCAGCAGGGTGTCATGGGCAACGGCGATTTCTTTGATGAGCGCCACGGCCTCGACTGGCTGCAAAACTATGTGCAGACCAACCTCTTTAACCTGCTGTACACCAGCGGAACGAAGGTGCCGCAGACCGATGCGGGCAACACGCGCATCATGGCGAACGTGGAAGCTTCTATGGATCAGGCGGTGAACAACGGTCTGATCGCGCCCGGCGTCTGGAACGGCGGTCAGATTGGCCAGCTTTCCCCGGGCGATACCCTGACCAAGGGGTATTACGTCTACATGCCCGCGATTTCGTCTCAGGCACAGGCTGACCGCGAAGCGCGTAAGTCGGTACCGGTTCAGGTGGCCTGTAAGCTGGCGGGAGCAATCCACTACGCCAGCGTTCAGATTAACGTCATGCGCTGAGGAAAATAATCAATGAGTGGTGCATACAGTTTTATGGATATCACGGCCTCTCTGACGGGGCCGACCGGCATTATCGATCTGGGTTACGGTTCCGGAAACTCTGATGAGGGGATCGTGGTCACCATGTCGGAGGCCAAAAATACCATGACGATAGGCGCTGACGGTGAGGTGATGCACAGCCTGCATGCAGGCAAAGCCGGGACCGTGACCGTCAACCTGCAGAAGACGTCACCTGTGAACAAGAAACTGTCCCTGATGTATAACGCGCAGTCTCTTTCGTCCGCGCTGTGGGGCAATAACGTCATCGTCCTGCGCAACAAGGCATCCGGTGACATCGTGACCGCACGCGCCTGTGCATTTCAGAAACAGCCAGACTGGAACAACCCGAAGGTGGCCGGCAACGTCTCCTGGGTGTTTGATGCAGGCAAAATCGACGAAATCTTAGGGGAGTTCTGATAATGCAGTTTGAAATTAAAGGTATCCGCTACAGCGCGTCAAAGCTGAGCGTGTTCGACCAGCTTAAAGTGTCCCGCAAGCTGCTGCCGGTGCTGGCCGGTATGCTGGGGGATTTTCAGGCGCTGCGAGAGTCTTCTCAGGGCGGCAACGTCTACAGCACCATCGAAACGGTGCTGCCAAAAATTGCCGATGCGGTGGCGGGGCTGAGCGAAGAAGACACCAACGCAATCATCTTTCCGTGCCTGGCGGTCGTTCAGCGTGCCCACGGTAAAGACCGCTGGGTGTCGGTAATGCAGGGCAACGATCTGGCGTTCGACGACATCGACCTGTTCAGCATGCTGCAGATTGTCGGTCGCGTGGTGGGCGACAGCCTGGGAAATTTTTTGCCCGCACCCCCAGACAGCGTGACGGAGGGCCAGCCGCCGCAGGGCTGATACTCGATACGCTGCCGGATGGCGAGGATTTTCTGATGCGCCCTGTCATTGAGGGCGTTTGTCGCTATGAATCCCTCACAGACGGTAAGTTAGACCTGGCCGATTTCGCACGTATGAACGACTGGCTGGATTTGAAAGCCGACAACGAAGCCCGAATAGCCCGCTGGAGAGCCGCGAATGAACGCTGATGTAATCAAGGATTTCCTGATTTCCCTGGGCTTTCAGGTGGACGAGTCCGGCGCGAGAAAGTTTGATGCCACGATAGCGAACACCACCCTGCAGGCGGTCAAGCTGGGCGCGGCGGTTGAAGCAGCGGCGCTGTCGGTCGTTGCATACACGGCCAAAATAGCCAGTGGGCTTGATAACCTTTACTGGGCATCCCAGCGCACTGGCGCAACGGTTGCAGGTATTCAGCAGATCGGCTTTGCCGTGTCGCAGCTGGGCGGTACCGTTGCGGGGGCGCGTTCTTCGCTGGAAAGCCTGGCCCACTTCATGCGAAACAACCCGGGTGCGGAGGGCTTTCTCAACCGTCTGGGTGTGCAGACGCGTGATGCTCAGGGCAACATGCGCGATATGGCCAGCATTTTTACGGGTGTGGGCAACAGACTTCGCGACATGCCGTACTACCGGGCAAACCAGTTCGCCCAGATGCTGGGAATTGATGAAAACACGCTGATGGCCATGCGCCGGGGTGTGGGCCAGTTCTCCGCACAGTATACGCAGATGGCAAAGGCCATTGGCTATAACGCCGATGCAGCCGCCGTGAGCTCTAACCGTTTTATGACCTCTCTGCGCTCGTTCGGCGAAATGGCGGGCATGGCGCAGGACAAAATCGGCTCAAACCTTGCGGGCGGACTGGCGGGCTCAATCGACACGCTGCGTAAGCAGGTTATCGACAACTTCCCGAAAATCGAGGCTGCGCTGACAGGCGGGATAAAACTTGTCCTCTGGCTGGCTGATTCTGTCGGCAAAGTTGTCTTCCGGCTCATCGAGGCCGCGGCCGATATTCGTGACTGGTGGGGCACTCTCGATAAAAGCACACGCCAGCTCATTGAGATTTTCGGTGCGCTGATGGTTGCCTGGCGACTGCTTAACACCGCCTTTCTGACGTCGCCAGTCGGGATTGTCACTGCGCTGAGCCTGGCTATCTTTGCGCTCTATGACGACTACAGGGTCTGGAAGGAAGGCGGACAAAGTCTTATCGACTGGAAGAAATGGCAGCCGGATATCGATGCGGCCCTGAAAGCTATTAAAGAACTCAGGTCATCGATCAGGGATGCGGGCGATCAGGTTGCACGACTGCTGAATATCGACCTGAAAAACTGGACGCTAAAAGGTGATATCGCCAGCCTGACCAGGCAGTTTGGCGAATTTGGCAAAATGCTGTCGATGATTGGCGATCTGCTGAGCGCCATCAACGAGGGGCGCTGGTCCGATGCAGCCCGTATTGGCAGCCAGATACTTCACCAGGGTAAAGAAAACCCTGATGCACTTCCGGCTGTATCGTCGAGTGCCAACAGCGCGGCAGACTGGGTGAAAAGCAAAACCGGTTTCGATCCGCGCAGTATCGGCCAGGTTGTTGGTGGTCTGTTTGGGGGGAATCTCCCTGACCGCAACAACAACCCGGGTAATCTTCGCCCGGTCAGCGGTGACGGCTTTCGCACATTTGGCACTGCACTGGAAGGCTGGGGCGCGATGCGCAATCAGCTTATGCGCTATTTTACCGGCAAAACCACAGGAAAAGCCCTCCAGTCCATTACCGATATCGTGTCTACCTGGGCACCTTCCAGTGAAAATGACACCGGCAAATATATCCGCGATATTTCGAAGTGGATGGGTGTGTCGCCGGATGTGGCGCTGAACCTCAACAATCCGCAGGTGATGACCTCGCTGATGCAGTCGATGGCACGCAAAGAAGGTTTCTCCAACTGGAACAGCCCGCTTGCTGGTCAGGCAGCCGGTGCCTCAATGCATCAGGAAACCGTCATCAACATTCACGGTGTATCCGATCCGCGTGAGGCAGGCAACATCATTGCTGACAAGCAAAATAAGGTTGCTTCACGTGCGATACAGCAGATGAACAGGGGTAACTGATGGACATACTTTCGGTACTGCTGCACCAGCGGTCAAGGAAGATCGGCATCATCATCCCCGATGTGGTCATCAGCGAAAAGCACAGTGACGTGCTGGAGATAACTGAGCACCCTGTTGAACGGGTGACGTCTGAGGCCGCAGGTGCAAGCGCTGACGGCGCGGGATTTATTGCCGATCACGCCTACCGGCGTGCCTCTGAACTGGTGATGGAAATTGGCTTTTCCGGGGGCGGTTCTGTACTGGACCTGCTTAACACCTCAGTCATCGGCCTTTCGCTGGGAAGCAGCCCCAAAGAAATCTACGCCCAGTTGCTGGATTTGCAGCGCTCTCGTCAGCCGTTCGACGTGGTTACTGGCAAACGGCTTTACAGCAACATGCTTATCCGCGTGCTGGACGTAACAACGGACAAGGCAACCGAAAACGTGCTTATGGCCACAGTCACATTGCGTGAAGTGATCACCACTCAGGCACAGACTATCAAGGGGGCACCAAAAGAAAATATGAAGCTCGGTGCCAATACCAGCGCTGTGCAGGACGGTGGGGTGAAGACACCTAAACAGCCTTCTGAATCTATTCTCAGATCGGCAGTATCCGCCGTAAAAGGGCTTTTTTCATGACCATTACCGAAATGCCGCTGCAGCCTCAGAATCAGGCGTTCAGCATCACGATAGCAGGCAACATTTATAAGGTCAGCGTCATTTGGCGATCAGCATGCTGGTACATGGATTTGAGCGACAGCACTGGCACGCTGATCGCGGGCAGTATCCCGTTGGTGACCGGCGCTGATTTGCTGGCGCAGTATGCCTACCTTAACCTGGGATTTTCGCTGTTCGTTGTCTGCGATGCTGACGGGCAGGATTATCCAACAGAAAACGATCTCGGGATCCGCAGCCACCTTTTTATAAGGACAGAGTAAATTATGTCACAGAACTGGATGCGCCATTTTGAGTTACAACTGCTGAATGACAAGGGCGACGGGATAGCGCTTACCGATCTGAAAGTCACCTTTAACATTCAGAAGATGCCCGCGACGATTTTTAACGGGTTCGTGGGCGACTTTAAAATTTACAACCTCTCACCGGCCACGCAGAACCGAATCATGTCGCAGGAATTCACCCGCATTCAGGTGATTGCCGGTTACAACGGTAACCCCGATGAAGCGGGTAATTATCCCGATCGCAATGTCGGCATGATTTTTAACGGCGATATCCGTTTCACGGTGGCCGGTAAAGACAACGTTACCGACTCTTGGCTGCTGCTGCAGTGTATTGACGGCTGGCAGGGGCATTTATATGCCAGTGTCCGCACGACGGTAGCCGCTGGCTGGAAATATGCTGACCTGTTCGAAGCGGGTATGAAAACTTATCAACCATACGGCATCACAGCAGGGTCGGTACCGGATTTTCCGGATACCGTTTTTCCTCGTGGTCGAGTGCTGGTGGGTAATACCTGTGATGTGATGTACAGCCTGGCAAGAAAATGCGATGCCAACTGGTGGTATGAAAATAATCAGGTGAACATTGTTCCTGAGTCGAAATACATCGATGAGGTGGTGGTACTTAACTCCAGTACCGGCCTGATCGGGATGCCACAGCAGACAATGGGGGCGGGGGTAAACGTCCGGTGCCTCATTAATCCTGCCATCAAGCTGGGCGGCCTGGTTCGCCTCGATCAGGCATCCGTCTATCGGGTGGCTCTCAGTAATGAGCAAATCGGCATGTCACCCGCCAGGCTGAATGAAAGCGCCAGCGACGGCAATCTGTACGTTGATGGCATCCCAAGTTCGCAACCGGCCGCAATAAATACTGATGGTGATTACACCGTAGGCAGTATTGATTATACTGGTGATACGCGGGGACAGAACTGGTACATGGATTTACTCTGTCTTGCCAAAGGAGCCAAAGAGCTACAAAGCCTCTCCACAATCAATAAGGTCGGATAGTGAAACTCTTAAAAGTTGCAGCATTGCTGATGTTCCTGTCGCCTGTTTCCGCTTTTGCAGCATCACAATGCGGCCCTTTTTTCCTTAAAGGTGAAAATGATGGCCTGATGCACATCAATGGTCAGGCGCCTGAAACGCAGAAAATGACTTTCCTTAAGCAGAAGGACGATTTCGATAACGTCATGATGCAGTGGATGTTGCCGGATGCGAGCGTGGGCCGCTGGCTGGGCATTGACTATGTAAAGCGCAATGGGAAAGCGATTCTCAACGTCGAAGTGATCCGCAAGAACATGGATGAGCCCCGGCAGTTCTGGACCTACGACTGCAAGCGGGTTAAATGATAGTTTCGTTTATCTGTGTTAAAGTGATCGTGCATCTGTTTAAAAAGGAAAAACTATGGTTGCCCCTCAAAGCGAAGCTACCAAAATTCATGAGCACCTAATCAGCTACATTGAAAGTGGCGAAAAAATGGACTCGTTCACTTTAAAAGGTACGATAAGTAAAGCTGATAAAATATCAGATGAACCATTGCGTTTAATGCTTATTGGATTGGCTTATGGAGCGGCGCAAGAGCATGAAAAAGCAGTCATTTATTTCCAAGAAGGCATTTCTTATGGCAACGATATGGTTGCACAGAATTTTCTTTCTTACTTGAGTCATACAGGTAATTATGAACAATACCGTAATGAAGCGATTAAGTTAGGCCGGATTCTGAATAGCGTTCCTATTACTCTTTTGGCGAGAAACGCAGCATATTCAGATGGTGATAGCGAGCTGAGTTTGTTTTTTGCTCGCAAAGCGCTATCGATGATAGGCGATGAAAAAGAAAGAAAGAAAATGGAATATGAAGTCAATTATAAAAATGAAAAACTCAATAAATTTCAAAATATAACTAAGTTAAGTACTAACGACATCAAAGAATTATCTCGACGCATTACTGAAATTGCTAAAAAGCATAATGTAATTGCTTTTCATCAAGACTACTATACAAGCCAGGATGGCGATGCCGCTGTTATATGTGACGTATTATGCACGGATTCAGAAGTAATTGCTGAAATGGATATTGACGTTGCTGTAGAGTTTGTGACTTCTGAAATTCTAAATGGAAAAAATGTCACTGCTTGGTATCGAGGCAATGAAAAACAAGAGGTAATCAATACCTTATGACTATTCAAGGGAAGCATTTTTTCAAAGCTGCTGAATTTTGTTTAGAAGATTCAGAAGAATCATCACACCGTAGTGCTATTTCGCGAGCTTATTATGCGCTTTATCACGAGACTTGTTCTATTTTGGAGCACTGCCCACCATTCAATCACGATGGTGTAGTACAGTATCTTCTTCACGATTCTCGCCGTAACAAAGAAAGGCACGAAATACTCTCATTAACTCAAATTGGCGCAGTATTATTACAACAAAAAATTAAAAGAAAACGTGCCGATTATGAACTGAACGAGAATGTAAGCTTTGATGAAGCTAAGTCATCGTTGGCAGCAGTTGATAAAATACTCAGCAAAATTCAAAGCATGCGATGAAAATATGAGATAAAAACCCGCTTCGGCGGGTTTTTTTATGTCTGGAGAAAAGCAGATGCCCGTTTCGTTAAATTCTCAGGTAGGCAGCAGTGAGCATATGAGTTCTCAGCTGTACAACACCATTTTTTCAATGTTGCGCGTTTCTCTGCCCGGCATTGTCCAGTCTTTCGATCCGGCTACTTGTACCTGCACAGTTCAGCCTGCTATTGCAGGTCAGGGAGTAGATGAAAAAGGGCAGATTCAGTCAGCGCCGCTACCGCTGCTTACTGATGTGCCGGTTATCTTTCCTCGCGGCGGTGGCTGCACAATCACTTTCCCAGTAAAAGTGGGTGACGAATGCCTGGTGGTCTTTTCTGACCGCTGCATCGATTTCTGGTGGCAAAACGGCGGCGTTCAGGAACCAGTCGATCCGCGCCAGCATGATTTATCAGATGCGTTTGCTTTCGTTGGGCCACAGTCACAGGCGCAGAAGATATCCGGCATCAGCACCACATCAGTGCAGGTTCGCACCGACGATGGCAGCAGCTTTATCGAACTGATGCAGGGCGGTAACGTGAACATCACCACGCCACTGCTTACAGTGAACGGTAACGTTCAGGTTAACGGGACCGTAACATCAACCGGCGATCAGGTGGCGAAAGGCATCAGCCAGACCGGACACGTTCACAGCGGCGTGCAGTCAGGAAGTAGTCAGACAGGTGGCCCGCAATGAGATACCGGCGCGAAGATAATAACGGTGATTACACGTTTGGACAGGGCGATGACACCTGGCTGATTAACTCACCGGAGGCAGTGGCGCAGGCCGTTAAGACCAGATTTCTGCTCTGGTACGGTCAGTGGTTTCTTGATAACACGGCGGGAACGCCATGGATTCAGTCGGTACTCGGCAAACAGAAGCCGGAAACTTATAACCTTGCTATACGCCAGCGCATCCTTGAAACGCAGGGCGTAAAGTCTGTTCAGTCCTTTGACACGACTACCGACAGCACAACCCGCCGCGTTGTCTTCACCGCCACCATAGACACCATCTACGGAACAACGACCGTTACAAGCGAGGCTTAATGGCTCTCAATATAGACACGCTGGGGTTATCAGCAACGGTAACCGCCCAGGGCATTAGTGCGCCCGCTTATCAGGCCATCCTCACCGCAATGACCAGCTACTTTCAGCAGATTTACGGTACCGATGCCTATCTGGATCCGGACAGTAAAGATGGTCAGATGGTGGCGCTGGTGGCGCTGGCCATTCACGATGCGAATAATACCTCCATCGCTGTTTACAACTCCTTTTCGCCGTCTACCGGCATGAGCGATGCACTTTCAAGGAATGTAAAAATAAACGGCATTACGCGTCATGCACCCACAAATTCGACGGTTGACCTGACGCTGACCGGCACCCCCGGTTTAACGATAACCAACGGATCGGTGAAGGATGCCAACGGCATCATCTGGAACCTGCCAGCCAGCGTGACAATCGGCACAAGCAGTAGCGTGATTGCTACGTCAACATGTGCTGTAGCGGGTGCTGTTGCGGCAGTGGCAGGTTCGGTGAACAAAATCAACACGCCAACGCGGGGCTGGCTGAGCGTGACCAATGCTTCGGCGGCCACGGTGGGAAGTGCGGGCGAGAAGGACTCAGATCTGCGCATTCGACAGCGCCAGAGCGTATCACTGCCTTCTAAAACTCCGTTCGACGCGCTGGATGGCGCGATAGCAAATGTCGCAGGTGTGACCCGTCACAAACTCTACGAGAACGATACCGGGAGTCAGGACACGAACGGTCTACCAGCGCACTCTGTGGCGGCCATCGTAGACGGCGGTGAAGTTAACGCTATTGCGAAGGTAATCCAGGGTAAAAAAGGTCAGGGCGTTTCAACGTTTGGCAGTACGGCGGTATCAGTGCAGGACAGCTGGGGCAATCCGCACACCATCAGTTTTTCGCGGCCTTCACAGGTGCCGGTTTATGTAGCCATCGTTCTTAAAGTTTTCACAGGCTACACCACTCAGGTAGGCAACGATATCAGGACTGCTGTTGCGGCTTATGTTAACTCGCTGGATATAGGCGATGACCTGCTACTGAGCCGCGTCTATTCACCGGCCAACCTCGGCGTTGTAAGCGGTGGTGAAAGTCGCTATTACGACATCACCAGCCTGCAGATTGGGCGTTCAGCGGCAGCGGTCGCGCCGGCCAACATCGTCACCGCTTATAACGAGGCAGTAACCTGCTCGGTAGATAACATTTCAGTAACGGTGGCTCAATGAGTAAATACACCGACCTCATCACCAACTGGCACCGGGGGAAACCGCTGTTCACGCAGCATGTGGATCTATCTACACGACCTCTGGCCGATGTGGCCAGCACTCTGAATGAACTGCTGACGGCGTTCGATATCGATAAAGCCGTGGGCGTGCAGCTGGATATTCTTGGCGAATGGATTGGGCGCAGCCGGACGGTCGCGCTCCCTATATCTGGCGTTTACTTCTCTTTTGATACGGATGGCCTGGGCTGGGATCAGGGCGTATGGCAGGGACCCTATGATCCTGACAGCGGCTATACCAGTCTTAGCGATGAAACGTACCGCATCATCCTCAAAGCAAAAATAGCGATAAACCAGTGGGACGGGACCAACGAGACACTCAGAGCCATCCTTGATACCGCGCTGGCGGGCTCGGGGCTGACGATGCAGATCGTGGACGGTCAGGACATGACCATCTCAATCTGGGTCTTTCCCGAAAAGGATATCAGCCTGGTTTCACGCGAACTGATTGCCGCCATACGGCAGGGATATCTGACAGTCAAAGCGGCGGGCGTGTATGCCGGCACCGTAAATATTCCGTCCATTTATACGCCCACTGAGGGCAGCAAATTTTTCGGCTTCGATATGGACAACGATTTCATATCGGGTTTTGACAGTGGTTCATGGGAGACACGACTCTGATGGCAGTAAATAACTTCAAACCTTTTGCAACCGGCAACGGCGCAAACGTCACCAGCCAGGCTGATTATGAGGCGCTGGCGGCTTTGATATCGGGTTTTCAAAGCGGTAAGGCTTCATCTGCTCAGATAAATAAAGCCTTGCGGCAATCAACCGTGATGGCTTCTGTGCTGGCGCAGTTCATTTCCGACTCAGCGGCCACTGACGTGTTAGACGATGGCAACCTGGCTACCATACTGGCTAACCTGAAAGCTGGAATGACGGCCCTCACTCCCGGTCGCCTGCTTAACGTTCAGGTACTGACAGGCAGCGGAACATATGTTCCGACTTCCGGAACAAAAAAAATCGTCGTGGAGGCAGTTGGCGCTGGCGGCGGCGGCGGCGGCGCAGATGCGGGAGGAAGGTCCGGGGATAACTATATTTATTCAGTTTCGGGCGGTGGCGGCTCCGGAGCTTACGCCAGGTTTATTTTAGAAAACTCTTTTTCTAACATTGCGTACAGCTGCGGCAAAGGAGGTTTAGGCGGAAATAAACCCGGCGCACCTAACAACCAGGGGTCTCCGGGTGGTCAAACAACCTTTGGCTCACTACTCACACTACCCGGAGGCAAGGGAGGAACATCCGGCACAACCAACAACTCATTCAACTGGGGTTGTGTGGCAGGCGGCGGCGTGGGTGCGGATGCTCCTGCATTAGCGAGTTCTATCAAAGCAATCTTTGCTATGGGCGGTTCTGTGGGCGCTGCAGGTCAGATGAACAACGCTAACGGGGGATGTGCCGGTGTAGGTGCAAACACAGCGCTGGGGCATGGCGGGTTCGGTTCAACCAATGGCTCAGGTGGAGACGGTCGTGGATATGGTGCAGGCGGTGGCGGTGCACTGACTATCCAGTCCAATACCAATACGCAGGCCGGCGGGAACGGCGGCGATGGACTTATCATTGTTTGGGAGTATGCATAATGTCTGGCTACGCATTAATCAAAGATGGATATGTGGCAAACATTGTCGTGTGGGATGGGCAAGGAGATGCGCGTGTAATTTTTGAAGGTTTTACTGTCATTGAAGTAAGCGAACAATTTACAGCCAGAATTGGTGATGCATACGTTGACGGCAAACTGATCCCTTACCCCTCTGACGGTTATCAGTACACTTACGACAAAACTTCTTCTACCTGGGTCATTACCGACGAGAGTAAAAAGAAACAAGCTGATGATCTGACAGCAAATGCTGTAAGTAAAAAATCCGGGCTGCTAAGTGAAGCAAAGCAGAATATCAGTCTGTGGCAAACAGAGCTTTTGCTGGGGATGATTAGCGATGATGACAAAGCAAAATTGACCAGCTGGATTGTGTACATAAAAGCACTACAAGCGTTAGACACCAGCAATGCGTCCAATATTACCTGGCCCACAAAACCATCGGCATAAGCGTTTTATTTTGTTTCAATCAGACACAAACAGAAAAGCCCCAGACCGAAATCTGAGGCTTTTTTGTTTGCATCAAGTGCGCGTGCATTTCACGTGCATTTGTTTTTCTTCTCGTGGTCTACTCACCGTATGGTCAGTGTCCTTAAATAGCTGTTTTTACTGCTATTGTCCGGTTGTAGTCCTCTCAAAAATGGTGGAGCTGGCGGGAGTTGAACCCGCGTCCGAAATTACTACACCGTCGGCACTACATGCTTAGTCCAGTCTTTACATTCGCCGGTCAGCTGCGGACGGACACGCCACTGACAGACTAGCCT